TGATTGAGGGCGCAGCGCTGATTGGACTGGGGGTGATTGAAAATCACTTTCCGCCGCAGTCGCCCGGTGTGGTGTTAATTATGAGCCTGAGCTTTTTAATGGGGTTGCAGAATGCGGTGGTGACGCGGATCTCCAATGCCCGCGTTCGCACCACCCATATCTCCGGCACGGCGACCGATATCGGGATTGAGCTGGCAATGCTGTTTGAGGTGCTGCGACGTAAAGCGTCACCGAAAGAGGCACCGCTCTATCTGGGCCGGCTGCGGCTGCACTGTCTGACCCTGCTTTCTTTCCTTGCAGGAGGGGTAGCCGGAATCGGGCTTTACCGACTGCTTAGCTACGATTTCCTGATGCCAGTGGGGTTTGGTTTAATCTGTCTGGCGCTGAATGCCATCTTTACTAAGCCAGCAAAACAACAGGGCGCGATGATTTAAGTGCACACTCCTTATTGCTGCTTAAACCAGGGCGGCGCGAAGTCCTGATTTCATCGATCCGCCTGTGCAAATGAACCGTGCGGTTAAAACATCCGAGCCTGCGCGGGGTAACATTCAGCCTTATACTCTGGTTGATCCTGCGAACGAGACAGTAATGCGAACAGCCTTCAACCTGCTGATGGATAATTAACATCGACATTAAACAACTCATTTACTTGTGGAATTAATTGATAAATAACGCCTTATCCCTCAGCATCCCTTTGCATCACAAACCCTCCCTGCGCGCCCACACAAAACAACTCATTTCAGTCCTTCATGTTCACTTCCACTCACTAATCATCCCGACGCATCCCTGTGATTTATGTACATGCCGTAGTACAGAAAATCGGTTAGTCTGCGATCCTCACTTTTTTATGTACTAACGAGGATGACATGGCGCTCACCGACAGCTACCTGCGCTCTATTCACGGGCGCGAGCATGAAAGGGTCTTTGAAAAGACGGACAGGGACGGCCTTTCTGTACGGGTGTCAAAAAAGGGAAAGGTGGTTTTCCAGATGCGTTACATGTTTGCCGGCAAGCAGCGTCGTGTAGATATTGGCAGCTATCCTTCGCTCGGACTCAGAGAGGCGAGGGATGAGATTCTCAAGATACGCCGATCGCTTGATGAGGGAGTAGACCCTCAGCTTTACATGGCTGCCAGATACGAGAAGAACGTCAGCGCCATGACAGTTGAGAAGGTGATGCGGGAGTGGGACAGGGTTTATGCAAGCGTCAATATAAAGAACGCCGCCGACATTATCCGGTCTTTTGAAATCCACGTCTTTCCACGAACTGGTCATCTGCCGCACGACTCTGTTAACACACACGCCTGGATTGAGATTATTGAGGGCGTTCAGAGCAATAAGCCCGGCATCGCCAGAAGGCTGCTGACAAACGCAAAGCAGGCGCACTCATGGGCGTTACGCAGGAAGCTGGTGGAGACTATGCCTATTGAAGGTCTCAAACCGCATGATTTCGGCATGAAGGTCAACATTACCCGACGAGTGCTGAGTGACGATGAGATCCGCGTGCTATATGAGACCTTTGAGAATACCGGCATGCGCAGGAAAAATGCGCTTCTGATGCAGCTGATATTACTTTTTGGTTGCCGGTCTGGCGAGATGATTCAGAGCAAAAGGGAGCACTTCGATTTTGATAACGGAATATGGACTGTTCCACCTGAAAACCACAAGGGCGGCAACACGGGCAAGCCACTAAAAAGGCCGATCATACCGGCAGCGCAGGCGATGATTGAGGAAGCAATGTCGCTGAGCTCGCATAAGGAGTTCATCTTCCAGAGCGCACTGAAAAAGGACAGAGAAAGAGCACTCAACAGCGCATCTGCGCTGGGCCTGCCTAAGACAGTGATGGCATATTACCAGCGTACCAGGGGTGAGATTATGCCGCACTGGTCGATTCATGATTTGAGAAGAACTGCGAGGACGCGGTGGGCTTCCATTGCTCCACCGCATGTGTGCGAAGTGATGATGGGGCATGCATTACCGGGCATATGGGCGGTATACGACCATAACGACTATCTGGATGAACAGAGGAAGGCCTATACCGCCTGGTGGGCGCTGGTAATGAAGATAGTGAATGGTGAGTCGAAAGTTCGCTCAATCGTGACAAACTAGCTTACCAAACTTCTCAATGTCGCTTTTCAGGAACAGTCCGTGATGAGCCGGGTCGGGAAATCCGCACATGCGTTTTTCACCAGTACGGCTGTCGCGGCTGTTCCAGTTGCGAATGGTTTTAACTGACCGGCGGAAGAATGCGGCCGTTTCCTCAAATGTCATGTATGGGGATTCCATATCTACTCCTTTGGCGGCCATAGCCACGTAATAATCAGGGCAATAAAAAGGGCGAGGTCAGTTAAGAGCTCGCCCGGGGTTATGTCGTCGCAGGTGGTAGTCATGCTGCAGGCTTCAGGAAGAGAATCCAGTGCGTCTTGTCGCTTTTGCCAGTGCGCTGCCAGATGGTTGGCTTTTGGTCGGTCAGAGCGATCACTTTGCTGACGGGTATCTGTGTCTCGTTCCATTTGAATATCAGCGTGCCGTGTGGCCGCAACACCCTGAATGCTTCTGCGAAGCCTGCGCGGATATCGTCTGGCCACGTCTTCTTATCCAGAGCGCCATACTTCTTTTTCATCCAGGCATTTTCGCCGACCCTATCTAAATGAGGTGGATCAAACACAACCTGAGCAAATGTGTTGTCAGCAAATGGCAGCGCGCGGAAATCAGCGATGATGTCAGGGCTTATCTGCAGCGTGCGACCGTCACATAAAACATGCTGCTCTTCCCGGCGGTCGGTGAAGACTGCTCGATCATCCTGCTTATCTATCCAGAACATGCGCGAGCCGCAGCACATATCCAATATGCTTAATTCAGACATAACAACTCCTCACGCAGAGCGCGATAGTGAATAGGGTGGGTGGGGGTGTAGAGCGGTTATTCTTTGGTGAGAAACTGCAATTTGTTCCAGATATCTAAATCAGCCTTGTCATGGTTCTCGCAGTACTCCTCGACTGCCTGCTCAATCAGAGAGGCCTGCTCTGCAGTCAGGTGATCATCTCGATGGTCAAAGAACGCAACAGTCATTGCTCTGCCGCCGAGGATATCCGTTAGCGGGCCAATTGGTGGTTCTTTGCCATCCGGTAACTCAACTACCAGCGTGTAAACACTCATGCCACTCTCCTATGCTGCTTAGCGCGCTCAATGCGCTCGTAGTCTTCCCGGCACTCCGGGCAACAGAAGAAGCCTTTATCCACTGACTCCTCGCAGTTATAGCAGACGCCGGTAAACTGCATCACCGGGCGTTTACGGTTAGCCAGGGCAATCTCAATCATCTGCTGCTCGCGTTCTGCAGCTTCATCTGCTGGGTCTGGAAAGTTCACGGTCATCTCCAAATTACAGGCAATAAAAAACCGCCTCATTGGGCGGTTTATTCATTCTTTTGGTAGGGGGGTTACTGAGAATCTATCTATCACTTCTCTAACAAATTGCGGATTTAGCGGCTCGTTATGCGCAACTAAATATTTATCTTCAGCATCCTCAAAGATAGTTAAATCATAAATCTTGCCTTCGAGTTTGATGTTTTTCGGAAATGGGGGGGCCGCGTCATAATGTTGAACCGTGACAAAGCTGCCAGGTTCATCTTTGAAAATAATAATCTTGTGCATTATTTAACCATCCTTTGACAAGCCATGTCCGAGCACCGTGGAAAACTAATCGGCTCTGCGGACAAAAAATTGAAATGTTAGTAGCAGACATGATTTTTAGCGACTAGGCGCATAACCAATCACTGGTACTTCATCTTCTCAAGCTCAGCCTGCATCCTGACCAATCTGATATTGAGCTCATCAATCTTTCCATCCGTATAATCTTCGCTGAACAACCAATATTTAGCTTTGGCCATACAATCATGTGCGAGTTGCTTATCAAACTCAGCAACTCTTGAAGAGGCATCTACCCATAAATCATGGATTTGGTCCTCGGAAGTTAGGTCTTTAATTGCACCAGCTTTTAATCGCTCAGTATATCTAACAGTGGCTGCTACGGCTGGGGTCAATCCGTCGATAGCACGCAGCCTGATATCACGCTGTAAACTTATCCAGCTACTAACCTTACTAGCTACCATCCCTACGATTGAAAGGTTAATCAATTGCCATCCTCCTTCTGATAAGCCGGGTCCGATCCCCGTGGAAACTTCATCGACTCTTCCATGTGAAACTTTAGCTTTGCGGGCTAGGAAAAACTTCCTCAATGGGTGGCTTCTGCGGATTTAATAGTTTCGTAATTTCTTCGTCTTTCAATCATCCTGATATAGAAGTCATAAAGCTCTTTACGCATGCGCTGCTTCATTTCATCAGGCAATGGTTCCTGCAATTTCTTCCACTCATCCAGTTCAGGCTTGCAAGTAACATAAGCCTCATCAACGATTTTTTGTGGCTGAATGTCGGATTTAATGAAGGGGATAGTGTGGTCATTCAGGCATTTAACCTCTGGCGTTTCAAATGCCCTGTCATCCGCTATTGCTGTCATGGAAATCAAAATTCCAGATAAAAAAATCCACCTCACAGCTTCTCCTCCTTCTGATAAACCGGGTCAGTGCCGCGCGGGTACTGCAGTGCAACGTTCCTGTAATGCTGCAATCTCTGCCTGAAATACTCCATCATCGCTTCCGGATGCTGCATCTCCACCTCCATGGCTATAACCGGCATATTCATACGCTCCTTGTACGCTACTCCTGATGCGGCTAAATCCACGTTAATCCTGTCGCGCTCTTCTCTGCTGCGTGCTGCTAAGTTTTGACTCATAAAATCGCCTTGGCAATCCAATCGCCGAATGCGTTTATTACAGATGACACGATAATCAATGCAACACCAATCACTATATTTATTGAAGTAGATCGGCTTTCAGGGGACGTTGATGTTGTTTTACCCTCTTTATCTAAACTGGCGAAAGCAAATGCCTCAGCGTTAGACAGGTAGATGCCACCACGGAACAAAGGTGATAGGGTGAGTAGCGTACCTATCATTACACCAATAGCGCCAAATCTTGCGAGCCAAGTCCAATCCTTCTCATGCCAGGATATGATGGCGCCTAATGCAACAGATGTTAACCATAATGGGAGCATTACCCATCGACTACCAATGTAATAAAAAAGTTTATCTAAACGATGGATATCTTCCTTACTTGTATCTGGGTTGGGTTTATAAGCCATAACTCCTCCTTGTTGAATGCTATTCTTTTACCCCTTAATTCCGTTGCTCACAACTTTTATGAATGATTACTAATCGCATCCACTCAGGGCGTCCATTCCATCAATTCTTCATAAACCGCCTCATTGGCCTCTTCCTGAGACTCAAATGGCGCATCTTGGCATTCAACTGTGACCTCAGCATTTGCTCGGCAGAATGATTTCCACGTACGCTTCCCTTGCGTCCAGCCCTTATGCCAGCCCAGATTTTTTGTCTCGATGCGCCACGCACGGTTAGCGAGTTTCATTTGTGATTTAGGCATCCTCTTACCCCTTATTCCGCTGTCAGGCTCAATGCCGCGGCGAAAATAGTCAGATAGCAGGCAATAAAAAACCGCCCGTAGGCGGCTGTTTATAAGGAATTAAAAGGGATTAAACACCCTGTCGGTACTCTTCGTAAGAACGAGGTTTAGAGTCACCTTCTTTACGATAAGCAAGGAGTTCATTCTGCCGATCCGTAACATACCCCAGTGTTTCAGTAAGCTGACGTCGCAGAGTAGTAGGCATTTGAGGAATGCTTTGATCGCTCAGTCCATTCTCGATTTTATTCATAATTTCGAGAGCCAGGCCAATCTGCTCAGCATCCCTCAAAATATTAACGCGGTAACCCTCACGGGTCTCTTGCTCGCCTTCCAACTGGCGCGTCAGTTTATCGACCTGGCTGGCATAAGCGTCCAGTTGAGCCTGCACATCAGCCGGGATTTCACCCGTTTTTTCAGCCAGCGCTTTAAGAGCATTGATGTTATCGATCGCCTGTTGCGCCAGGTCAGTTGCAGTAGTCATATTTGGCATCCTTTGAAAAATTTTAAACCAGTAAATTTAATGAGGTTAAAAAGGCCGATCAAAATCGGCCTGAAAAGTGTCCGTTAACTGTTACGGGTGTTCGTACTGCTGAAAAGTACGCGGCACCGGGTCGCCGGGCTTTCGGAACATGGCGTTGTCGTCTTTGCGGCCTTTCAGATACATCAGGGTCTGCTTGGCCTGATACTGATCGGCTGGAGACAGGGAGCCAGCCGTACCTGCGTTAATCGCCGCGACAACTTTGGTCAGAATCTCGATACCCCAGCCGACGGCTTCGGTGGTGTCCAGAATCGCAGAGCGATACAGGGTATTGAGGTCTTGCAGGTCTTCAAATTCCTGGTCGGTATGTTCCATGGTAAATCCTCTTTTAGTTGAGTGAGTTAGGCCGTGAATTCACTCAGCCACCTTACTCGCATAGCCTGATAAAGAACAGCAAAACACTGTTTATATGTACAGTATATTTGTGTCATAAATTTGGCTTAGTGCCACTTATGCGTTTACTGCGCTCTTCCAGAAAACGTATCCGGCTGCGACTGGCACGCTGGCGAACGGATTCGTAGGAGCGGTTTAGTTGCCGGGCTATAAGTTTGGGTGGGATGGTTGCTGCGAGTTCTTTCAGAAGGCCTATCTCATCGGGGGACCAGCGACGGCCAAGAGTTAACTGATTGCCGCGACGCCGGTATTCAGGTGATTCCATGTTGTCTCCTGTTATTTGCTGAGTGCCTCTTCGATTTCTGCTTTACGAAGCAGATAAACATCGGTGGCCTTTTCCAGCGTTTCAGCCTCGCTTGCCAGCATGCGCGCCGCGTACTTATAGCAGCGGTCAAGCCCTGCAACGTTTTCAGCCTCAGCGGCTGCAGCGGTGAAATCGGCAAGCAGTTCATCCGGCGTGCGCACTGCTGCACTGGTGTTCGTCGCCGGGTTAATTTCGCGCTCAGGCTGCTGCGTTTCAGGTTTGCTGTTAATCAGGTTGTTCAGGTCAGCGCGGCTGCGTGCCGGGGTGACATCGCGTTCTGCTCGCTGCGCCGGTTCAAACTCATCCGGGGTATAAACACCGAGAATCACGTCCGGGCAGTAGAGGCGCGCCCAGTATTTAACAGCCAGATATGCCAGTTGCTGCTTTGGTGCTGTCTTCCACAACGGGGAATTGCGAGTGGTGACATACTCCATGTAAAGCGGCTCACCCCACGTGATTTCTGTTTCACCTCGCAGCACTGCGCCGACGCGTACAGACAGGCCGCGCTCATTCGAAGCATTTGCCGCGCCAGGCTTAAACTTCACCCAGTCACCGCCGTATTCGTATTTGAATCGCCCCTGAACGGCGGTTGAGCTCGTTATTACTGCGTTGACCAGCTGAGCCTCATAACCCAGCGCTCCGTTTACCAGGTGCGTTTTCTGCGCCACCGCGTAAGGGTTCATTCCCCACTGCGCTGCCTGTAAAGCGATCGCAAGACAGTCAGCTGGCTTACCGGATAGATGAGCAGGCACTGTAGCTTTGCCCTGTGCCATGACTTCCGCAAACGCCTGGAGCTTCTGCAGGCCGCTCGGGCTGAAGATTGCCGCCTTGGTGTCAGCCTCATTAACTGGCGTGGTGATGATATCGTTGCTCATGCGTAATCCTTTCTCTTGGCCCAGTCCGGGCGTGTAATTTCTTCGATGCCGCCCCAGTTACCAGACAGCATGCATTCGTGATAGGTATCGAGGTTTCGGCGGAACAGGTCGTAGCCCACGGCAACATCGTCCTCCTGAAGCTGGAAGGTGCGAACCGGGTACCGGCCGCAGTCGATCGCCTCGCTGACTGCGATGAAAACGAAAAGTGGATATTCACCGAAGTGCTTGCTGAAGCCCTCGCGGTAATAGGCGTCCTGAACGTGATAGCGGAACTCTTCAACGTGGCGGGAGAAGCGCGACATATCAGCTACTTTCTTCACGTCGACGATGACGGGCTGGCCCGACAGGAACTTGTCAGGGCGGATCCGGCAAAGTTCTCCGGTCTGTTCGTCGTTCCAGTAGATTGAAGCTTCCTGATGACCTTCAGCTTCAAGCAGCCACCGGGCGGCTGGATGGGCGAGGGCGCTGGCGCGCATCAGCTGCAGCTTTCGACCCTGCTCAGCATCCATTACTGTCATGCCACTGTTTGCACAATCTTTCAGGAACTGCTTTTCATCCTCCTTGCCGGCTGTCGTGCGGCGGTTGAACTCAGGAGCAACAATGAAACGCCTGTCGAACTCTTCAGGCTCCAGCAACAGGCAGTGCAGAGCTGTTCCCATATCGAGTGCGGCTTTCTTCTCTTCGTCTTCAGGCGCTCCTTTGCGCCACTGGAATATGGCCGGGCTAAGGGCAATGTCATCCAGCTGTGATTTGCTGATGCCCGGGCCGCCGTGATAGTCCTCGTTGCTGATGTCGTAGAAGATGCCAGGCTGCATTACGCGGCCTCCTGATTTCCATGTTTGTTGCGGTAGATTTCGATAGCCACTTCGCGCCGAGCAACCCGCACCATCGCTTCATGTAAAAACGCCTCAGCGGCCTCATGCTGATCGTCGTCTTCATCAAACATCTCAATGGCGGGATAGTCGTAATGGCGAGTCAGGAAGGCGCATAGAGCTGGCATTAACGGGTTTGTTTTGTGACCGTTCATACGCGCATCAACTTCAGCGGCAATGCATTCCAGCTCGCTGTCGGGGAGGTTTTCGGCGATTTCCTGCACCTCATTCCGGGCCGTTCTGTTCAGTCTCATTTCTGCTCTCCCATACCCATAGCTTTCAGCATCATGTTGATGAAGGTGAAGTCCTTCGACTTTTCCAGCATCTCGCGCTGGCGCTCTAACTCACTCTGCTGCTTTTTATATTGCTGTGCTGATGCCGGCGCGTTCATGGTTGGCCTCTATGATTCAGAGTGTCGATAAGGTTGCGCCAGCCAGTGCGGAGGCGGCGGGTAATGGTGTCGAGCAGTGATTCATTTAGCTGAGCAGCGCCCACGATGGCGCCGCCCGCGGTGGCATAGTTCATCGTGGGTTCCTTAATTCAATGGTGGGTTAGTAAGTGATGCGGATGGCGGATACTTCGCCTTTAGCGATCGCCGAAATTACGGTTCGCGCCTGCTCTTCGGTCAGGCCGACAGCAACTAAGTCAGCCAGCGCTTTATTGTTTACTGCTTTACGGTGAGCAACATTCGCTGCCCGGGCAGCGGTTTCATCAGCAATGCGTTTCTCTTCAGCCAGGCGGGCAGCTTCTGCCTCCCGGGCCTTGTGCTGCTCCGCTTCAATGGCGGCCTGCTTCTCACGCTCAGAGCGCTCACGCGCTTCCTGCGCCTGCCGCTCAGCTCGTGCCTGTGCTTCTCTGGCTTCGCGTTCTGCGCGCTCTTGGGCGGCCTTTGCGTCGGCCTCAGCCTTTTCCTTGGCAGCCTGCAGATCGGCTACATGTTTTGCTGCTGCATTGCGTTCACGCTGTGCTGCCTGTTCAGCAGCCTGACGACGAATTTCTTCGTCGTGTGCTGCGCGCTGGCGCTCTGCTTCGGCTTCCGCTTCTGCTGCGTCGCGGTCGAACTTATCGTTCAGCAGCAGCGCCATTTCGTGATCGGATTCAATCTGCTTTTTCAGTGCTTCTTCAGCGGCTTTCTGCTCAGCCTCAATGCGCAGCCGCTCATCTTCAGCTGCTTTCTCTGCGGCGACACGCTCCTGCTCTTCCTCCCACTCAGTGAGAGGCTTGCGCGTTTGATCTCGCAGACTGTCGCAGGCATCAACAAAGCGCTTAATCTCTGCTTCAGCGGGTTTCACAGCCTCTTTCAGGCGCCTGAGGTAGTCACGTCCGGGCTTCTCAATCGCTGTCTTGCTGCGCGATACCTGCGCTGCCAGAGATGCAACGCGCGCCCGGCCTTTAGCAGTGCTTAGGTCTGGCACTTCGTTAACCTGCTGGCGAATCTGCTCAAGGTAGGCGTCAAGGCCATTGGGTACATACAGTGCCGGAGCCTGTTCAGGTTTAATCTCCATTACTATCAGATCGGTGATATCACTCATTTCATCCTCCTTAAGTTTTAAAAAAAATGCTTGCCCACCGCGTTGAATTCTTTTAATGCAGGTGCTAGTTTTGAACTAAGACTTGTTCTAATAGGTTTGAAACTTTCGGAGCTCCAGTTAGCGGAACTTGGGTGCTCGTTCTTGGTTTGTTCTCATCCTTAGTTACGATCGGTGATTGGCTTAACCGACTGATCATTAATTACTTCAACATTAAGGGTGTGAATATGAAGAGAAATATTGGAGCCTTAGTGCTCATCATTACTGTGTGCGGTGCGGCGCTGTGGGAACATCATCAGTGATCGATATTGCTCAAGTGAATTAACTGCCGAAAGTTGAAAACAGTCGCCGGGGAGTAACCTCCCAACCCACACCAAAATCGAGGCCCTGCTAATGCAGGGCTTTTTATTTTGCAGTCAGCAAATCTTTTTGTTCCCTATAGCCAGCTAAGTATTTGGCCACCTCCGGTAAGCATTGTGATGTGCTCTCATGCCTGTCACGCAGAGAAGGGGAGCAGCAAGCTTTCTCGATGCGGCTAAGGTGCGACTGGCTTACCGCCAGTGCACGCTCAGCTGCACGCTTTATCCTGCGGCGATTTCTGGCGTTATCAGAGGCCAGAATGGTCATTACGATTGTCATGTGTACCTCCGGTAATTGGCTTAGGTGTTGCGATGGATATGTTCACTGTTTCGGATCAGCTTTACCTGACTACCGCCGGTGCTACGTCCGCTCAAAAGCGATGCCGCTGAACCCTTCCGGATGGTTTCCCCATCACAACCCAAAGCCAATTTCTTTGGTTCCCCGCATTTCGGCGGAGCAAACCCCATCAATGTTAAAGAGCGATCCAACATCCTGTTGGTTAGTGCGTCCTGTTGGTTACTGCGTCCTGCTGATGGGATAAATATTATGCGTTATACGCATATGCGTCAAGCGCATAAATTATCGAGTTTATGTGTTTTTACGAGGATTTTGCGTATGCGTCTGAAACAGAAAGAGATTTATTTTTAGGCGGGAAGTGCAGCAGGCACAAAAAAGCCCGCACATGGCGGGCTGATTTGCGAAAGGGGAGGCTATCCGTGGCGTCGGTATTGTTGGGACTGACTCAGCATGACCCTGCCAGCTACATGAAGCATATCCATTTCTTCTTCAGATATGGTCCACTCACGATAGCGCGGGTTGTCAGATATGACGATCAGCTCGCTTTTGACTTTCTGCAAGCGCTTAACAAACATGTCGCCGTTATAGTCAAAGACGTAGATGCCATCACCATCAAAGCTGCTTACGGCGACATCAACAAAAATCAGATCGCCTGGCTCAATAGTGCCTTCCATACTGTCACCGCGAACGTTGATAAGCTTCACGGATGACTCCGGCCGGTTACCGAATATGACCCTTGCTTGATCGGGAACATATTCAATAGACCTTATGACTTCAACGACATCCTTCGAGGGTGAACCATCTCCGGCGCTTGCTGAAACATCAAGAACATCAATCCTGTACACATCTTTTCTCCCCTTTTTTATAATGGAACCGATACTGTATGAATCTACAGTATCATTAGCCTCATTGGAAGAGAATAGCTCAGATACAGGAACAGAGAGAGCTTCTGCAATCTTATGGATAAGGGAATCACTGTAACCCTGCATACCACGCTCAAGGCGTGACAGGTTGCCCACGTCGCTATCGACGCGCAACGCGAGTTCAGTAAGTGTCATCTTATTCGCTTTGCGAATCTGTCTAATTTTGTCGCCTATTTTCATGGCGGATATTCAACCTTTTTTATGCGTGTCACGCAAAGCGTATTGCGCATATTTTATATTTCGCATATTATGCGTATAGCGCATTTAGGAGGTGCATTATGCCAACACCATTAAGGAAAATGCGTGTAGAGAAAAAGCTGACAATTTCTGAGGTAGCCATCGCAACGCAACTTGACGTTGGAAACCTTAGCCGAATCGAAAGGGGAATTCAGGTTCCATCTCTCGAAACGGCAGAGAAGCTGTCCCGGTTCTTCAAAGGGAAGATCACCGAAATGCAGATTCTTTACCCGCAGCGTTACATGAAGTCAGCCGATACCGCGGCTTAAGAACCACCGCTCTTTAAAACTCTAAAGCCGCTCCCACCGAAATGTCGGAGCAAACCTATGTGACCTTGCTCACCGCAATGTCACGCAATCATTTACCTACACGGAAATTATCAACTATGGAACACGCAAGAAATAGCAAGTTGATTAACGAAGTAGAAACAGAATTACGCAGCCGCCTGACTCATAAAGGACAGCGCGTTCTGGCTGATGAGGCGGGATGGCATGAATCGAAGGTAAGCCGCTTAAACCTGCGCGATATGGCGACGGTTTTCGTGCTGCTGGAGAAGGTGTGGGAAACGAGCCTGATTGCAGAAGTTGCCCGACAAGCGGTTGCTGCTGCGATGGGAAAAGAAAAAGCCCCAAGTTGCGCGAACAACTTTGAGGCCTGATGCACGAATCATACTGGATCAACGTACAGGAGTAATTATGAGTTCTTTATTATCGCTTTACAAGGCTAAAGAGAAAAACGGTACAGAAACAACGGTTAAGAAAACCTTTCTGGTACCACTGGCTGAACTTTACGTTGAGCCTGGCTATAACGTCCGTGAAATAGACCAGGAGCATGTCGCTGAATTCTGTGATGCATTCATTGCCGGTGAGTTCGTGCCGCCTCTGGCGGTTCAGGTTACAGAGCAGCGCATCAAGATTATCGACGGTCACCACCGGTACTACGGCGCGAAAATGGCGTCTGAAGCTGGTCACGAAATACCACGCCTTGAGTGCAAAGACTTCTCAGGTTCCGAAGCTGATCGCATCGCATTCATGGTCACTAGTTCACAGGGGAAGGCTCTGTCTCCTCTGGAACGTGCGGCGGCATATCAGCGCCTGTTGAATCAGGGCTGGACGCCTGCTGAGATTGCCAAAAAGGTTAAGCGCTCACCGGCAGATGTGGATCAGCATATTCAGCTGCTGGAGTGTGGCGAGAGCCTCATCGCAATGGTGAAGGCGGGCGAGGTGGCTCCAACAACCGCAGTTGCTTTATCACGCGAACATGGCCCGAAAGCAGATGCGGTTGCACAGTCACAAATGCAGAAGGCCAAAGCCGCGGGTAAAACCAAACTGACGCGATCAGCAGCCATTCCTCAGTTCAGCGCGGCCAAAGCACGCCGCCTGGCTGAATTACTGGTTGATGCTGAGTTTGACCGTGATGGTGGTTTCGACAGCCTGATCCTCACTCATGGCACCACCGAAGAGATAAAGCGGATTCTCGCTGATTATCGCTCTGGGATTAATTCTGACGGGGGCGGCGATGAATCTTGCGCATAACAACGTATCACCAATCAGGCCCACTCTCAGGGCCGTGGAGCAACGTGTGGCAGATACAGACGATGGATACACGCGTCTGGCAAACGAGCTGTACGAAGAGCTGATAGGGGCCAACCTGACCAGGAATCAGGCGAAGGTTGCGCATGCTGTTTGCCGGAAAACATACGGCTTCAACAAAAAGATGGATCGCATTGCTGACAGCCAGATTAGCCAGATTACCAGGCTGCCAAGGCAGAAGGTTAACAAGGCAAAAAACGAATTAATTCAGATGGGGGTTCTGGTCCGGGATGGCATGCTAATCGGTCCGAATAAGAACCTCACAGACTGGCAAATTCCAGAGTGTCACCAAGATGGTGTCACTGTCACCAAATCAGTGACAAAAAGTGTCACCAAAACGGTGACAGGGTTGTCACCAAAACAGGGACACACAAAAGACACTATTACAAAAAACAAGAAAGACAATAAACATACGTCAGAGAATTCTGGCGAATCCTCCGAATCACCCCTGAGTAATCTCCCTGTAATTCGACCTGAAGCTGCAACCCATTCACCGAAAGGTGACAAGTGGGGAACTGCTGACGATTTGAAGGCAGCCGAGTGGATGTTCAGCAGGGTGAAAACTGTTACTCCAACTGCAAAAGACCCTAACTGGCCTGCCTGGGCTAACGAAGTCCGCCTTCTGAGAAGATCGCTGGATGTCACGCATCACGACATCTGCGAAACCTTCAAGTGGGCTAACGCCGATCACTTCTGGCAGACCAATATCCTCAGCCCTGCAAAACTCCGCGCCAAGTGGGACACACTCCGTGCGCAGATGAGCCAGCCAGGGCGTAACCGGCAGTCTGTGCCTCAGCAACCCGCTCAGCACTGGAACAGCCGCGAAGCCTGGGAGAATGAATTCCTATGAGAAATCTCGTATCAGCAATTCAGAATCGTGATGCAGGCGCACTGGCTCACATCGCAGGAGATGGTCCGCGCCCGGTTGAGCGTGGAGTGCATGAAGACGTTGAGCGCCTGGTAGACGCCCTGTTTTCGAATCTTAAGCAGGTATTCCCGGCGTCGGTCAGCACTGCATGGCGCAACCCGAACGACGAAGCAGCCGCGAAGCGCCAATGGATCGCCGCGTTTGCCGAGAACGGCATTCAAAACAAGCAGCAGCTGTCAGCAGGCATGAAGCTGGCCCGCGCCAGTGGCTCACCGTTCCTGCCGTCGCCTGGTCAGTTTATCGATTGGTGTAAGCAGGGTGAGCACCGCGCCGCCGGGCTGCCGTCAGACGAAGAGCTGTACGACATGTTCCGCCTGTACTGTCGCGACCGTGGCATGTACGACAGCAGCGAAGAGTTCCCATGGGAAAGCCCGGCCTGTTTCCATATGGTGACAGCAGTTTACAACCAGATGTGCTCGTTCAACCTGACTGATTCTGAATGCCGCAAACGCCTGGGTGACGAGCTGCGCAAGATGTCCCGCCGCATCGAAGCTGGTGAAATCATCCCGCCGCCACGCAAGCAGATTCCCCAGTTGCACATCCCGACCGGTAACGAGAAGGCGCTGGACCATCTTGCTGACATTCGCCGCCGCTTTGGTCTGAAAGGTGGACGCCATGACTGAGATGAACCGCATCCGCTTTGAGCGCCTGTATCGCAGCGTTCACGGTGACAGACACAACCTTACCCGGTCACATCTCGGCTATCAGGATGCCACGGTAGACCGGGCGTTTTTCTTCTGGCTTGAGGGAAGGGAGAGCGCAGCATGACACAGGTAACTCAACTGGTAGTCCCAATACCGCTGATGCGGCAGGCTCGCAATCTGCAACTGGCAATTATCGACCTTGCTAAGAAACGCGACCTGAAGCCGGAGCAGTTCCGGGCGCACCTGAACGCTATCGACATGCTGGCGCGCGAAGCACATGACCTGATAGTCGATGCTGAGTTTGAAAAGGAAGGAGAAGGTCATGATCCACTATCACGGCGGACCAATAACGCCTGACACCTGCGCAATTCGGGCATGGAAAGGGCGGCATGCTTTCATCTCCTTTGCTCATGCCGGCCAAATAAATCTCGCCTCAGAGTTCTGTCAGTCATTCGCTCTGGATAACGGTGCGTTCACAGCCTGGAAGGCCGCTGGACGAAACAAAATCGACTGGAGGGATTATTACGAGTTCGTGGCTAGATGGAAAAACCATCCCGGCTTCGATTTCGCCATCATCCCTGATGTTATCGACGGCGGAGAAGCAGAGAACGAAGCATTGCTTGATGAATGGCCACACGGTGATTTCTATGGTGTACCGGTATGGCACATGAACGAGAGCGATGATCGATTCATCCGGCTTTGCAATGAGTACCCGCGCGTGGCAATCGGGAGTTGCGGAGAATATGACGTAAAGCGTCCGAATCTTGCTGTGGCGCGCATGAAGGACCTGATTCGGCACGTTACAGACGATTACGGTCAGCCCATCGCCAAGCTTCACGGCCTGCGCATGCTTAACCCACTTATCTTCACCAAACTACCACTGGCGAGCGCTGACAGCACTAACGTTGCCAGAAACATTGGTATCGATAAGGCATGGTCAGGAGCGTACGCCCCGGCATCAAAAGAAACCCGCGCTGCATTGATGGTTGAACGTATCGAGTCACACAATAGCCCCGGCTCACTGCATTACTGCGAGCAACGGGACCGGTTCAACATGCAGCTACAGTTGGCTGTGTAGGAGGAAGCATGACAAAAAACGATGAGCTGGAAAGGGATATGGAGCGTCAGAAGTTTGATGCGTGGTTTGAGGCTGAATATAAACACCTCGAATCTTCCAAATACACCGACGCAGTGCCACATATCAAATACGGATTCTGGCAAGCATGGCAGGCAAGTCGTGAGCGCATCGAAGTCCAATCCCCAAGATTTATTGGGAGTCGTGAAGCACTAAATAAGGGCTTTACGGTGGATTACTCCAATGGGTTTGGTGACGCTATGGATGCCTACGAGCTTTCACTAACCAAAGCCGGAATCAAGGTGAAATCATGAACAACGTAATCCCCTTAAAACGCTCTGAGCACAAACCTCTCAGAGATACACATTCAGCCATAGTGACTGCCCTGAAGATGATTCGTGAAGGCGGACACAGTAAGCAGAGCATTGACCTGTTGTTGAGCGCCGCAGCCGACAACATCCATGACTACGTGGAGACAATCGAAGGGAGGTAGCAGTGGAGACGCAACGTTATCAACTGAGAGACAACAACATCCGACAGAACTGCATCAGCGCCATCCAGCAACTTCCCGCCAATCCCGACAAACCTCTGCAGGTAACCATCCAGGAAGACACCAGAAGCCTTGCGCAAAACCGCATGCTTTGGGCCTGCCTGCATGACGTATCAAGCCAGGTTGTCTGGTACGGGAAGAAACTCGACTCTGAGAGCTGGAAACACATATTCAGCGCCAGCTTGAAAGGGCAGGAGACGGTGCCGGGTATCAATGGCGGCTTTGTGGTGCTGGGCCAGTCAACAAGCAAAATGCGCGTCAGTGAGATGCGTGACCTAATCACACTAATTCATGCCTTCGGTGCCGAGCAGAACGTCAGGTTTAGCGATGAATCAGCGCGCGCAGCTGAATGGGCTGGAAGATTCGGGAGTACAGCATGACACCACAGGTTACCTCCATTCCTCAGTTGCTCATTGAGGCCCGAGGAAACCAAACAGCAGTTGGCCGAGAGATCAAATCAACTCGCACAACTGTCAGGAAATATGCCCGAGACTTTAACTGCCGGTATCACGTCGTAGTCAATGGTGTGTTGATGGTCAGTCAGGGCGATCGTGGGCTTCACAAAAGGAAAAGCAATGAAGAAAACATGGTTCACCCATGACCCTGTAGATACAGACACCGCAAACGAACTCATTTCCCGTTACAACGCCCGCAACATTCATACCCAAAAGACACTCGCCGCCGATCCCCGCTTATGGCTGGTTAGCGCGCTGTTGCCTGAAGGTAATCGCGAACCACGAAGAGACAAAACTTATGAGAACAAATGCTGGGCGTAAGCGTTGTTGTAGCTGCAGTACTGTGCTGACCAGTGAAGATAAACACCGGTTCGGAGTTAGCTGTGAAATCTGCGAAGAGGATATCTGGTATTACGAGCACCTCGACTATCTGCCAATTCATGCCGCATGGCGATATACCTGCTATCAACTGCGCTGGCTGTGGCATACCGCTGGCTACGGACGAGACATATGCCTGCGTCCGCTGCTGCGCCGGCTGGATGCAAGACGACAACATCAGAATGCACGGAGGGGGCGATGAGAAAAGTCAGGCGAAGATGTAAGAACGTGGATTGTCGCGAATGGTTTCACCCGGGTTACTCAAATCAAACGTGGTGCTCACCAGGATGCGGAACCCTGATAGCACTGGCAAAGAGAGAGAAGGACCGGCATAAGGCGATACAGGAAGCAGAACGACGGCGAAAAGATGAAGCTCAGCAGGAAAAGCGCCACACCAAAATCCGCAAGTTAGCAGTAAAGCCCCTCAGTTACTTCCACAGACAAGCCCAGTCAGCATTCAACCAGTACATCCGCACTCGCGATTTCGGACAGCCGTGCATCAGCTGTGGCCGCAAGACAGGCGCGAAGATGAACGCTGGTCACTACCGCACGGTAGGTGCCAGCAAAGAAACCCGTTATGACGAAACCAACTGCCACCTCCAGTGTGAGCACTGCAATTCATACCTGTCCGGGAATATCGGCGAGTACAGGCCGCAGCTCATCGCGAAGATTGGGCAGTCTGCTTTCGATCGCCTGATGGGCCCGCATGAGCTGAAAAAGTGGACGCGTGAGGAGTTGCAGGAGCTGGCAGCAGATTACCGGCAGAAAACCAGAGAGCTGATCAAGCAACGGAGCGAAACACCATGAGCCTTGAAGCAACAGTAAAATATCATTTTCCAAAAACAGCGAGCTTTGCGGGTATGCCGCCTGCAACAGCTTCAGATGCGCTATCAGGCACTGACTACATGGCTGCCATGGGAATGACTCAGAGCCGAGTGCCGCTGGGCTATAGTGCGTTCATGGGTAAGGTTGGAGTGAGCGATAACGACGCCCGACGCGCCGTATCGTTATTAACTGAATATGCATTGAGTACCTGCGATAAGGTTGCCGCCTTGCGCAAGCTAGACACCGATATTAAGACAGCGGTTATGCAAACGCTCGCAACTTATGCCTACATGGATTATTGCCGAAGCGCCGCCAGCGTCAAACCCTGCGAATGCTGCCAGGCGAAAGGATTTATTGAGGCTGACGTTTTTAGCATGAAGTCACCGCTATCAGGTGGCTCAGCACGAAGCGTGAAGGAGGTTGTTCGCGTTATCTGCAAGACCTGTAAAGGTAAGGGCGTCGTGTCATCAGCTTGTCGTGACTGTAGCGGACGTGGACGGGCCGTTGATCGCAAGCTGACTGAAGAGCAGGGCGTGCCGGTCATGGGGGATTGTAAGCGTTGCTGCGGGCGAGGGTATGAGCGCATCCCCGCAGTTGAAGCATTCCGAAGCATTTGCGCATTTACGGAGGCTATCAGTTTGGCAACGTGGGACAGGAGCGGAAAGCCATTCTATGACCAGCTTATCGGCAAGCTGGAAATTGAGGAATCATGGGCTAACTCCTCACTGAATAAACTTACAGTTTGAAAATAACCCACCGTAAGGTGGGCTATTGCTAATTAGTTTCCGCCGGGACGTGAATCTGATGAACGTCCACCACAGCGAGAACCATCTGCTGCCGTATCGTTAGCATGTTGGCAGTTGCCAGCAAAAGCTTGTGTAATTGAGCCGAGAGATAAGGCAAGGAAGAGTATTGCTAATGTTTTTTTCAAGGCATGCACCTTTGCATTTTGTTAAATTAATAGGTTAGTAACATGAACCGCCAGCATGGTGAGAACCGGTTCCGCCGTGTGGATGTGTGCCTTTAGGACATGCCATAGCTGAGCTTGAGAAAGCAAATACTGCGGTGAGCATTAAAAGTGCGGCAATCTTTTTCATAAATTTCTAGCATCCTGAACAAGAGAGGAGTGAAACGATGGTCACAACAATCTATCAGAAGATTCCTATTAATTAATACTGATATATGATCAGTTCTTATGATTTAATTTCTCTTGTAGGCTTAACTGAAAATAAAGGACATAAAATCGCTGGTTATTTTATCGTGAACTATTTACTTTTCAGGAAGCTGGGGATATGATTCCTAACAGTTGAAGTTGCGCGCTGTTGATTGACGCGTTAACTTAATCCAGTCAGTTCCATCACTGATAATGTGGATGCCAAACAGCCTCGCGACCTCACCAGTCTGCGGGGCTTTTTTATTATCCGCTGTAGGGGATAGACTCAGGGATATCCCTTTTGTGGGATAGGTGCTTCTAAAAGCTGCGAAGTTGTGGTTAAGATTTGATAATTTCGGCGAACATCGCCAAATACTTCGTCACTATGGCTGTTCTGTCTGCTCTGCCAATGATTAAAGAAGTGCGATTGTGTCAGTATGCATTAGGCACCACTTGAGCCATTGCGCCTTAGTATCCATGAAAAAAGTACCTTATCTTCAGACCTATATATTTTAAGGTCGGCCAGATAAATTTCTTCAGCATCACTGTCCCTATGCTAACTACAACTACTGCCCAGACTACGCAAATCCCATAAACTGCGGATGATTTAGCAATAGCTCCGAATTGTTCAGAACTGAATCGAGGCATTCTGCTTTCATCAAGTACTTGTCTGGTGGCTGCGGCGGCAACAGACGCTGCAAAGGTGCCTCCAAAGCTCACAAGAAATACATAAATTCCGAGAATGATAAATCCTAATAGTTTTTTCATGATCCCTCAGCGCTTTGTGAATTATGCGTATTAAACGGTCATGCAACGGAAAACATTAGCATTTAAACATTCCAACTTTTCAGAAGGCTGCCGATAGGCGGCCTTTTTTCGTTTAGCGCCCTCCCAAAATTAAATCTGATGACCCTCATTGCTGTGATGGGGAGGAGCGCTCTTTTCTTCTGACTACCTACAGCACCGCCCGTAATCACGGAGGTGATATGAGTATCGATATGAGCAAACTGGCTTCAGGCGCGGCATACGGCGCATCTGCCGGGACAATCGCCAATGGTCTGCTGACCAGGTTAAGTCCCGATGAATGGAGTGCTGTAGGCGTGCTGGCCGGTATTCTGGTCGCGCTGTTCACGCTCGGCATCAACTGGTATTACAAACGCAAGGCTACCCTGGCGCAAATCAAAGCCCTTCAGCGCTGGCCCACCGCACCTGGCATCAACGAGGAATAATCCATGGCTATGTCAAACAGCCTGCGCAATAAGCTGATTGCTGTCGCGGGTGGCGGAGCTATGGCTATCGCTACGGTATTCCTCGGTGGAAAGGATGGCGTTGAGGGCAGGGTGTACGAGCCTTACAAGGATGTGGCTGGCGTCTGGACTGTTTGCGATGGTCATACCGGCACAGACATCATCAAAGGCAAGAAATACACCGACCGGGAATGTGATCGGCTTCTGTGGAGTGACCTGCAACCGGTTAAGAAGTCGGTAGATGGGCTGATCAAGGTGCCGCTGGGTGAATATCAGCGCGCTGCGCTCTACAGCTTCACTTACAACGTTGGCACTTCTGCATTTTCCAAATCAACTCTGCTGAAGCGGCTTAACTCAGGTGATGTTGACGGTGCCTGTGAAGAGCTGCGTCGGTGGATTTACGCTGGCGGTCAAAAGTGGCGGGGATTAATGAACCGTCGCGATATGGAGCGCACCATGTGCCTGGCGGAGAGTGCTGATGACCTCAAAGGCTAAAGTGCTCACTGCTCTAATCCTGCTGGTTCTTCTTCTCTTAGCCACGTCAGTAGCGTTCGCGCTTTATTACCGTGGCAATGCCATCGACTACAAGGCGCAGCGTGACACGGCAAGCAGCAACCTCAATCTGGCAAATGACACTATCACCGATATGCAGACACGCCAGCGTGATGTGGCCGCACTCGATGAGAAATACACGAAGGAGCTAGCAAGTGCTAAAGCCACTATCGATCAGCTGCATGATGACGTTGCTACTGGCAAGCGTCGGCTGCAGCTCAGCGCCACCTGTGCGAAGCAATCCGCCACCGGCACCCCCGGCCTGGATGATGCAGCCAGCGCCCGACTTACTGACGCCGCTCAACGGGATTATTTCACCCTCAGAGATCGAATCGAAGTTGCCGGAAAGCAAATAGCCGGATTGCAGCAGTACGTAAAAGAACAATGCAGGAAATAATGCTTGGAGCATTAATCAAGTAGTTCATTTAACTCTAAAAAGGAAAAAACATGTCTGATATGATTGTGACCTCTCCCCCCGTAGTAACCACTGGTGACGCTAGTGTTATGTATCCAGGTGGTGGCGGCGGTGGTGGTGCGTCAGGTGGGCCGCCACCCAGTGTAAGATTTGCTACAGAATTACATAGTGGCAGTTATTTTAAGAGCGCAACGCCAGTTACGGCAAAAAGTTTAAAAAGTAATGCATCTGATGCTAAAAAATTAGAAAACGCGATGTGGTGGTTCAAAAATTGTGTTTTCGTGAACATGTGTGAAACCATGCCCAATCCTTTGGGTGAATTAGCCAACCGCTTTGACACCCGAGAGCGAATTAACTTCTCTCCTGATCAGGGACCGCCAAAGTTAAGTAACTCCCCTTATGCAATTGCAACGGCACTAAGTAACTTTTTGTGGGGTAACGGCAGGACAATGAGTGTGGATATCAGCACTCTGTCCCTACAGTTCATTCAGGCAGGTAACATCCCGGGATTCAACGATCGCATGAACTCGATCGGGAACCCTGGGCGTTATAACCTCACATTTTCATTCCCATACAATACGGCCAGCTCTAATGTGTTCATGCCTTATATTCTGGGTAATATCACATTACAGCTAGATGGTACTTTTACCCGCAATGCTACCGGATCGTGGGCTTTTGACGGTGTCGTCAGGGCTCAGGCTCCTGATTTGTATGATTTCAATGCCAGTACACACCGCGATAGGACCAATGAGGATTTGACTACCATTGGTCGATGGATGGGGGAGCGTTTTAACGGTGTACCATATAAAATCGAAATTAATGGTGAAACAGCGGTTAAGTTTTAAAGCGTAAACGAGTATGATTCTCATCTTTGACGGTAAGGATGAGAGTCATATGAAAAAGGTGGTCAAAAATTTAGTCATTACGATTGTAGCGTTGGCGGTAATCGCGTTAGCTGTAATGATTACTATCGTAGTATCAGCAAGACCTTCAAAGGTTGACACTGCTGAGGCTGAAGCCTGTCGTCACTACGATAATCAGGCAATCATGACTAAAGTGATTCGCGCTAAAACTAAGGATAAGACCGAATGGAAAAATTTCTCTGATGTGCAGGACGTAGCGGAAAAGCATGGGATTCTTATCGACTACGATCAGATCACGATCGGAAACGATATTTGGACCGTGCCCTTAACTCAGCGCAGCGGACAGTCAGCAACCGAAGAGTATATTGGCATGCTGGATTGTACTACTGACAGTGTTGAATTCAGTAAGAAATGATTTGGTTATGACTAGTGAGTAAGCATCACAAGGCGCATTTGCGAGTGCGCCTGATGATGATTTCGTGACATATTTCATGCTCCTCCTAAATAAAGGGTTTAAGCATGAGCGAAGCAAAATTTATCGAGTATCTCGTTCTTGGCGGTCTGCGCCATGGAGAGGTGTGGCTAGGGCCTCTTAGCAATGAAAGCATTGAGTTACCAGTCAAGGCAGACAAGCGTTTAGGTAAGTTCTATTCACGCGAAACAAAAGCGGAAGTAACAGCTCCCTTGAACGACACTTACTTCATCAATGAGTTTTCTTTAGAAAATGGTGATAGGTACATGATCGCATCTACTGAGCCGCTATCATCCTTTGATGTAAAAAAGGAAATTGAGGCAGCAAGTCCACCGCTAAAGCCTATTGATTAACAAGACCGCCTACGGGCGGTTTTTTATTGATGTTGATATGGCGCTTGAATGTACCTCGCGCCTGATGACGTGCTCAAGATGGAATACGTGCCGGAAGGGGATGGGGAAAAGCAGAATGATTAGATATGGGGAGGCCCCAAATTGAACCTCCTTACATGGTTAAAGCTCTTTACCTAAAACTCTTCCAGCCATAACCTTTGCTGCCAGAAACTTTTCTTTAGATTGCTCAGTGAAATCAGTGCCTGACTCAAATGAAGAAAAGCTTTGACGGGCATTTTTAATAACAGCATCAAGTTGCGCTTGAGGCATTTCACTGAACAGCGAACTGAAAAGAACTTCATACATGAATACGCGAGCCTGAAGCTCACTAATAGTATCGTTTACAGATTTCATAAATCTCCTTAGGTATAAATATGGCACTCACCGACAAACAGGAAATGTTCTGTCGCGAGTGCAACTGATGAATATCAGTTTTTTTGACGCTCAAAGCGGATATTAACCTTATGCCCTTTGATGGTTACGTCTTGTTGATGACCGGGCAAAATGATACCAGACCAGTAAATTGATTGGCCATTGATCGCCCGCAGGAAGCGAACAGTATATTCATTATTTTTGTTAGTGACCTGAACTGTTAAGAATTGCACATCGTCACCCCGCTGGTGAGATGACGTTTGCGGCACGATCAAACCTAATCCTTGGGTCATAAAGCGCACACCATCAATTGTTACCGCTACCCAAAAGGATTCATAGGGGTCAGCACAATCTCTGACAGTCTGCTTAGGTTCCCCAAAGGCTTCAAACGTAACTGTTGAGCATAGATCGCTATTAGCCAGAGCTGGGTAAGATAGACCTAAGAGGATAAGCGCAAATGCATTGGCGGTAGTTCGTATGTTCATAGTCACCATGAGCGAAAAGAGTTTCAAGAATACATCGGTCATATCTGGAAAAACTTGATTGGGAATATTTAAAATGGCATCACCAGATTGGGAGGCCATCGAGTCGGCTTACCGGGCTGGCTTGATGTCTATCCGCGAAATAGCTTCACAGCATGGCATCACACACGGCGCGATAAACAAGCGTGCAAAACGTGACGGTTGGGAGCGAGACCTCAAGGCGAAGATCAAAGCCAAGGCTGATGCGCTGGTATCCAAACGTGAGGTATCCAAACAGGTATCCACTGAAACGGCTACCAACGAGCGGATACTGATCGAGGCCAACGCTGAGGTAATCGCCAACGTCCGCATGGAACATCGTGGGGACATTCGCCGAGCACGTAACATCGCCAGCTCATTGTTTGGTGAGCTCGAAGCGCAGTGCGCTGACGTAGGTGCACTGGAACAGCTTGGCGAACTGATGCTTAGCCCTGACGATAAAGGGCAGGACAAACTCAACGAAATCTACCACAAGGTTATCAGCATGCCCGGTCGGGTGAAGTCGATGAAAGATTTATCTGACACGCTGAAAACTCTGATTGGTCTGGAGCGTCAGGCATATGACATTGACGGCCAGACCGGTGATGAAGCATCGAAGAAACTTTCTGACCTGATGGACGAACTCGCGAAGGGGTGAGCATGAAGCCTGAACATCTCAATCTCTTGCGAGATAAGTTATGGCGCCTTAATCACCTCTACTGGATAACCGATAAAGAAGGTAAGCCGATACGCTTCCAGATGACGCCGGAGCAGCTTGAATACTTCGAAGGCATGCACACCCGCAACATCATCCTGAAAGCGCGCCAGCTTGGCTTCACAACTGAAGTTTGCATGATTCAGCTGGATGCGGCTTTGTTCGAGGCTGCAAAGTGCGCACTGATCGCCCATACCCTGAATGACGCTAAGCGCCTGTTCCGCGAAAAGGTAAAGTACGCCTATGACCGGCTGCCAGCAGAAATCAGAGCGGCTAATCCGGCAAGCAATGATTCGGCGGGAGAGTTGGTATTCAAAAAGGGCGGGTCACTCTACGTCAGCACCTCTTTCCGTGGCGGTACGCTGCGTTTCCTGCACGTTTCCGAGTTCGGGAAGATATGCGCTAAGTTCCCCGACAAAGCCCGTGAGATTGTCACTGGTGCGTTTGAAGCTGTATCCAGCGATTGCTTTACCACTATTGAGAGCACTGCAGAGGGCCGGGCCAGTTACTTCTTCGATTACTGCCAGACTGCTGAAAAGGCTCAGTTGCAGGGTAAGACGCTTTCCAATCTCGACTGGAAGTTTTTCTTCTTCTCCTGGTGGAAGAATCCACTCTATGCAATTGACCCCGTAGAGCCTCTACCGCAGCGCCTGAGCGATTACTTTGACGATATCGAGCAGAAGCATGGCGTAATTCTCAACGAGCGCCAGAAAGCCTGGTACTTCGCCAAAGAGAAAACGCTGGGCGACGACATGAAGCGTGAGTACCCATCAATACCGGCTGAAGCATTCGAGCAGTCAGTTGAGGGTGCTTATTACGCGAAGCAGTTCCGCTGGCTCTACACGAATAAGCGTGTTGGTGAGTTGCCTGATAACTCTCATCAGCTGGTTCACACTTTCTGGGATATCGGCGTAGGCGACTCCACGGCCATCTGGTTTATTCGTGAGGTTGGTGATGAGTTCCATGTCATCGACTATTACGAGAACGGCGGTGAAGGCCTACGGCACTACATGAAGGTGCTGAAAGACCGCGGCTATGAGTATGGCGATCACTGGGCACCGCACGATATCGATAACCGTGAATTCGCCGGTGATGGCAAGAGCCGTAAGCAGATAGCTGCAGAAGGCTTTGAAATTGACGGACACGTTTATTCAATCCGCTTCAAGGTCGCGCCAAAGCTTGGAGTTGATACCGGCATAGACTCCGTACGTGAAATCTTACCTAAGTGCGCCTTCGACTCGGCCAAATGCGAGCAGGGCATATCTCACCTTGAGGGATACCGCAAGGAGTGGGACGACAAACGCGGCTGCTGGAAAGACAAGCCTTTGCACGACTTCACTTCGCACGGCGCTGATGCGTTCCGCTACTTTGCTGTGGCGAAAACGAATCACAAACAGACCGGCGCAATATTCTTCTAAGGAGCTCATCAGTGAGTGAACTAAGCAACGGGGAACAATTCCTTGTGAACGCCCTCGCTCATGAGATAGGGCGCCAGCGCATGATGTATGCCGGAAAGCCCGGCAACACCAAGCGCACAAAGCTGTACGAGGAATTCGGTTATCCCGATGAACTTGGCTTCGAACAGTATTACCGCGCCTATGAGCGTAACCCTGTTGCATATGCCGCCGTGCATAAGCTACTGGAATCGTGCTGGACGGATAAGCCGACGATTATCGACGGTAGTGAAAACAAGGAGTCAACGGAAACCACTGATTGGGAAAAGGCTGCAACCAAGTTACTGAGCAAGCACTGGGCGAAAATCAAAGATGCTGACCGCCGCAATCTGGTTGGCAGATATTCAGCGCTGCTCATCCAGTTTAAAGATGGGCGCGAATGGAAAGAGCCAGTGGACACCGCCGTTGTTTCCCGGTTGCGCGATAAAGCGATCGTCAAACTCATCCCTGCGTGGGAATCACAGATTAAGCCGGGCAACTTCGACACGGACACCATGTCGGAAACCTACGGCGAACCGGTGAACTACCAGTTCAACGAGCAGCCAGTGGGTGATGATGGCACTTATGGGCCCGTTCGCAGCGTTACCGTCCATCCCGACCGCGTCATAATCCTGTGCGAAGGTTCGGAAGATGAAAACATGCTTTCCGGCGTGCCATTCCTGCGTGCTGGCTATAACAAGCTACTGGACCTCGAAAAGATTTCCGGTGGTAGCGCAGAAGGTTTTCTGAAGAACGCCAGCCGCCAACTGGGTATCAGCTTTGATGCTCAGACAGATATGGCGGCGATCGCCAAGATGGCGAAAGAAGCCGGTTACGAAAACCTCGGCGAAGCAATGAACGACAAGATGATGAAGCTGAATCGCGGTACTGATTCTGCTCTCGTCACGCAGTCAGGCACCACATCAGTGCTGTCAGTTGCCGCTGCCGACCCTGCACCAAGTTGGACGGTCACGGCGAATGAGTTCTCCTCATCAATTCAATGCCCGTTCACCATTCTCTTTGGACAGCAAACCGGACGCCTGGCATCTGATGAGGATAAAGCTGACTGGGCTAAGCGCTGCAACGGTCGCCGCTGGGGATTCCAGACGGCAGTCGTTCAAATGCTGCTGGAGCGGTTCTGGAATCTTGGTGTAATTGATTCTCCGGCATCAGGTGAAGTAACTCTCGCATGGTCTGACCTGCTCGCACCAAGTGAGAAAGAGAAGATCGCCAATATGCAGGCAATGGCCGCAGTAGCGAAAGACACCCAGCAGGCATTCGGCATCCCAGCCGTTGACGAAAACGAGGTTCGGACAGTTGGCGAACTTGAACCTCGTAAAGCGCCTGCCACACCGGACCCTAACAAAAAATTAACCGATAAGGACCCGCTGACAGATGACGATGACAGCGCCGACCCGAATCGGGACACCAATCGTACCGCGCAATAAAACCGACCCCACGCAATCATCAAGACAGGTTGGCCGGATGTATCGTGATATCGAGTCACGCTATCTGGACATCAAACGGAATCTGCGCATTCTGTTTGACCAGCATCTGACCGGACGTGAACGCGCCGCTAACAGCGAGCCGGTTTACATCTTTTGCAATAACGAAGATTCCCCCGCAACGCTCTATCAGGTCAACGCTGGCACCTATATATATGACATGACAGCGGTGCAACTTGCCGACCTGCTACAGCGCGTACAGTTGATTCTTGATGATGCTCTGCTCGACGGTGGCAGCCAGAACCTCTGGGCGCTGGAGTATGTTGCCGCAGAGTATGAGCGAGGCACTAAGCAGGCTTTTACCAATCTGTCGGTGCAGTCGCCGATCTACGAACAGCAGACGACGCTTCAGCAACTGCTCAGCACCGCCGCATACCAGAATCAGGTGGCAGCAGCGTACGTATCAACGTATAGCGACTGGTTGCTTGAGTCTGACCGGGCGCGTGGTGACCTGGCTAATGTGATTTCAGATGCAATAGGACGCGGCATCAACCCAAAAGAAACCGCTCGAATGATCAGTAAGCGGCTCGACGTCTCAATGGCCCGAGCCAAGAACATTGCGCAGACCGAGCAGGTCGGAGCGTTGCGTAAGGCGCAATGGCAGGAAACAGATTGGGCACGTGAGCGGTTAGGGCTAAATACTGCGGTGCTGTGGTTGTCGGCGCTCAAGCCTACAACTCGATCATGGCACGCAGCCCGGCATGGCAAGACCTACAACACCGAAGAAGTTGAAGCCTTCTACGCCGAGAATGGCAATCGCTTCAACTGCTATTGCAGTCAGATACCTGTCATTCTCAAAGGCGACGGAAGTATTTCCAATAAGGGGCTGGCCCATAAGTTTATGGAGGAGTTGAATCTTTGGAAGAAGACAGATTCAGATACATGATGTTAGATTTGAATCACTTTTAAAAGGGGGTTCAGATGTCTAAGTATGATGAGTTGCGAATGGCTGTATCAAGTCTTGTTACTGCCGAAGATATATACTGGGAAAAGCTATATGACACTTATTTTAACTTTCAAGCTAACTTCAGAGAATTTCTTGGCTTAACAAATGAAAAAGCAGTTGATTCTAAAGGTACGATAGTACCGATTTTAACGACGGGTTTATACGACCCCGCCAGCAAGCAGATAATGCCCACAGCACCTTCAGCTTTACCAAAAGAAGATCGGAAACTTTGTTTCCAGTTCCTGTTGAATTTATGTAGCTCCGAAACTGAAGACATCCAAATAAGAAAGCTAATAAATGTCAAGGTAAGACGGCGTGGTGACGAATATTATTTTGAGTTTGAAGGGTTCCCATCAGAGATTAAGTGCTATGAAATTGATGGCAATGTTGACATGACTCCACTTTTTGATGCAGTTCATTCCGCTTTGATAACCAAATTGAACGTCAGAAATTAACAGGTACCATCCTTAAGGTCGCTTAGGCGGCCTTTTTTAACGCCTAAATCCCACCCATGAGGACACGGCATGAAACGCAATCGCGTTAACGTGCTGTCCGTCGTCAACTCCGCATCCAACATCACAACCGAAATCATCAACGGCAGGCCACACATCGTGGTCCGTGGCGTCACGCCCATCGTTGACGACATCGTGATGAACGGCAAGTTGTATACGGCAGCAGAAATAGCAAAGGGCTACAAAACCCTCGAGCGCACTCCAATGCCTTTAGGGCATCCAAAAGTTGATGGCAAGCACGTCTCAGCCCGCGATGTTCAGGCGGTCAATGAATACCACGTAGGCGCATGGCTGCAGGATGTAGAACACAAGGAAGGTAAGGTTTCTGGCGACATGTACGTTGATCGCCGCTATGCCGAATCAACCGAGAAAGGCAAGCGGCTGGTCAATCGGCTTGATGATATGGCCGCACGGAAAAATGTAGAACCAATCCACATTTCCACAGGGCTTCTTTACTCCGGTATCGCCGCTAATGGCGAGTCGAAGGGCAAGAAGTACCGCGAAATTGTCACCAACATGATGTTTGACCACGTAGCCAACCTGCTTGACGAGCCGGGCGCCGGCACACCAGAGGAGGGCGTCGGCATCTTCGTCAACTCCGATGGCTCCGAGCAGAAACTGGAAGTGGTGAACCTGGCTGATGCCGAGACGCCAGATCCTGATTTACCGCAAGACCCCGCACTTAAAACACTTTTCAACCAGCTAAAGGCGTTTTTCAGCGCCAACAGCAATTCCGTCAAAGAGGAAGCAAACCCGATGAAAGAACTCATCACCAATGCGCTGAAAGCGAAAGGCATCGACGTTGAAGGCAAGTCCGATGCTGAGCTGATGGACGCTTACAACCAGATGGCAGCTGATGACGCTAAAGCGAAAGCCGAAGCCGATGAAAAGGCCAAGAAAGAGAAAGAAGAGGCTGATAAGAAAGCCAAAGAGACAGCAACGAACAGCGAGCAGGCCCCGGCATGGTTCAAGCCGTTTGCCGAAAAACTGAACACCATTGAAAGCGGCCTGGCGGTTAACGCAGACAAAGAAAAGGGCGAAAAGCGCAATGCTGTGAAGGCTAAGTTTGGCCTGGACGATATGGCAGTCAATGCTCTCGATGGTGCAGCGCTGGATGGCTTGTATGCACAGTGCCAGACCACTACCGGCCTCAACGGTTCTTTCCGTCAGGCCAACTCAGATAAAACCCTCAGCGAAATGCCGGAGTAAATGATGGCTAAAGATGGAAAGCATGTAATTCACGCGGGCGGTGTATTCCCTAATCCGCTCCTGAATCGTGAAGGTGCCGCGGCAGCAGCCACCAAGCCGGGCACTATCGGTTTCTTTGATGCGGGCAAATTCACTGCATCTGTTGATGGCAATGAAGAAGCGATTCTTTATGTCGCCAACTACGACTACCTGCGCTGCCTGACTGTTGATGACAGCATTCCTGCAGGCGAGCTGGTCGTGGGTATCCAGCCAATGCAGGGCATGTTCCTGAACGTACGCGCGGCGGCCGGCACCTACAAAAAAGGTCAGCCGCTTTCAATCGCTAATGGGCAGGTTAAAGCGCAAGCCGCTGACGAGTCCATTCGCTGCTTTGTAGAAGAAGACAAAGCCTATACCGCCGCTGCAGGTGACCTGCTGCGCGTTGTGATCAAGTAAGGAGCACCTGAATGTTTGTATTTTCCCGTTCCCTGGGCGAACGCACTGGAAACCTCGAGGTTAACCAGTCTCAGTTTGCCGAACTGCAAATGGCGCGTAATGCGGGTGCTCAGGCTGCTGCCGATTTCCTCGGTCGCGTGCGTGGCATTCGTGAAGATGCCGGCCGTCTGGATGCCGTCAATGCTGTTGACGATATCCGCCGCCTTTACCGCGCCTTCGATACCACCGTTCTGGCTCAGTTCGAGCCAACCACTCAGTTCACCCTGCTGAATGACCTGATGCCGCTGTCTCGCTCAGTGCGCATTGAACAGTCTCGCTACGATTACGCACGTACCGGTGGCCGTGGCTGGGCGCACACATCTATGTCCGGTCAGATTGGCGCGGCGCTGGATGCGAAGAGCTACACCTTTGACGGCACAATGGTTCCGGTGCATGACTCAGGCTTCAAGTTCACCTGGCGTGACCCAATCTTCAACAGCCCGTCAGCGCTCCAGTCTCAGGCCGATGCGCAAAGCGGCTCTGTTGAAGACGTGCAGCGTCAATACGTTGACTACATGTTCAACGGCTTCCGCGATCCAGAAGGCAACTACGTTAAGTTTGACGGCCTGACCTGGAAAGGCCTCAAGGCTGACGAGCGCGTTGCTCAGGTGACTCTGACCTTCAACTTCGCAACCAGCACCGATCCTGTAGCGCTGCGCACCAATGCGATCGCCCTGCGTGATGTGGTCCGCGTGACCAACAGCCAGTACGCACCGCAGACGTGGTACGTGTCGGCAGAGATCATGTCGAACCTTGAGCGTTACTTCGACGTGAACGCAACCCGCACCGTGATGGAAGAGATTCTGAAGCTGTCTGGTATCGCGGCCATCAAAGAAGATGCGCAGCTGTCAGGTAACGAAATCCTGATTGTGCCACTGACTGCAGGCGTTATTGCTCCGATCGTCGGTCAGGCTATCGGCACTGTCGCCGACCCGCGCCCGTTCTACAACAGCGATTATATCTGGCGCACATGGGGTGCGATGGGCCTGATGGTTAAGCAGGACATCAACAACAAGTACTCCGTCATTCACGCTTCGAGCTAAGGAAAAAACATGGCACTCGTAAAGATCATTGCAGCAAACCTCTTTGCCGGTGCCAGCTTCCAGAAGCTGGAGGCTGGTCAGGTTTATGACGTAGAGGACTCGGTAGCTGAAAAGTGGCTGGCACAGGGTAAGGCTGAAAAAACCAGCGAGAAGAAAGGCGAGAAGCTGATCTTCGAAGTGGCGACTCCATCCGCGCCGGTAAGCACAGAAACCACTGCGTTGCAGTCGAAACTGAGTGACGCGCTGGAGCAGCTGAAAACCGCGCAAGAAGCATTGTCGGCTAAAGACGAAGAGCATGCCGCCGCGCTGGAGCAGCTGAAAACCGCTCACGCCACTGAACTGGATGAAGCGAATAAACGCGCTGATACGGCAGAAGCTGCCCTGACAGCAGCAATCAAAAAGGATAAGTAACCATGGCAGTGCAGATAACGGCGGCGCAGGTTAAACAGCAGTTATCTGCGCTGGGTTACTCCGTTCCGGATTTCATGATTGATGCCTACCTGTGCAAGTTAGGCAATATCAGCATGTGCCTGGAGGCGGCTGGCTACGATGAATGCGATCTGACGCTGATTCAGGTGTACGCCGTGACGTTGATGGCTATCACCGCATACAGCCAGCGCATCAAATCACAGTCAGCGCCTTCAGGGGCGTCCCGGTCATTTGATTACAGCGGTGATGTGAAGACTATGCGCAACACTCTCGCTGCTCTGGATACGTCTGGCTGTACGTCATCATTGCCGATTGATGTAGGCAGCAGCGTTGGGTTCTTTGACGTGGTTGGGGGCTGCTGATGTGGATTCCTGTATCGGAAAGACTACCCAAGGCCTTCAGTCGGGTGTGGATTAAAACAGATACCGGCGCTCAGGCTACCGGATACGTTAATGAGGCTGGCGAGTGGCGGATTAACTGCCCTCGCATTGCCGCTCAGAAGCCCACTGTGACGAGCTGGAGGGAATGACATGTCATCTTTAGCCAGTTGGTCATATACGGCTCAGGCGACCATCTGGAAGCCTTTGGGGCTGGATGAGTACGGCGATTCTCTTGGCTGGTCTGAACCACTGGTGATTGCCTGTGACTATCAGGGTGGGCTGAGCAAGCGGTTAGGGGCTATTGGCGGTGAAAAGGTGGTAAAGAACACCATATGGACGGAGTACGCACTGGCGGATACCGGTGATTACATCCTGATTGGTGCGTCGAGCAATCCAGACCCGATCGCAGCGGGCGCTGATGAGGTGATGCAGGCAATTCAATACGCCGACACGTTTGAGCGTACCGCTGACGACTGGGCGATCATCACAGGGGTTTAGCTATGGGCGTTAAAATAAGAGGAGTAGAGCAGGCTAAGCGAAATCTTGATGCTGTCATTAATGACATTCAGGGGCGCAGAGCGTTACGAGCCATTCAGAGCGTGCTGATTATCGGTTCATCTCAGGCGGCGCTATATACGCCAATCGACACCTCTACTCTGCTTAACAGCCAATATCGCGAGGTTACTGCGAGCGGCACGCGCATAGTCGGTCGTGTCGGTTACTCAGCTAACTATGCCGTCTATGTTCACGATCCTAACATCCCGCAAAACTTCCAGCGCTCAACCGCTCAGAAAGAGTTCCTGACCAAGGGCTTCGAAGATTCGCGCGATGCCATCAATGCAGTAATCAAAAAGGAGATGGCACTTTGAACCCCGCTATGCATACGCGCGTGCGCAATTACCTGGTGGATTCGGGCCTAACGGAAGGGTTTAAAACGCAACTGCTTGCATGGAGTGATACTGGCACAACATCGGATAAGTTCATGGTGTTTCGCCCCAATGGCGGCAGCGCGGTACGTAACCAACTTGGTGCTGAATATTATGTACTACTGGATGTGATTGGCGCTAAGGGCGGCAATGGTGTGGTTGATGAGGCAGTGCAGGCCATTATCGAACACGTTCAACAAAACCCCATGTCCGACAGTTGCATCGGCTATCTGCAAAACCTTGGCGGCATACCGGCGCCAGTTCTCACCGCCGAAGGCCGTCTGGTTTATCGGCTCCAGTTCGTCGCCACCCACGGCGATCAGTAAAAAACCAAAGAGGAATTACCCATGGCAGATTGCCAGAACAGCAACGAACGTTTGTTCGGTGGTGCCGTTGTGCTTGAAGTTGCCGATGGCTGCAGCGATGTGCTGCCGCAGGAATCGGAATGGAAAGCTCTGGCCGCCGGCACAAGCAAAGGGTGGGACTTCTCGCCAAATACCGTCACGTCTGACGCAGATGATGGCGGCGGCTTTGTTGAGAGCATCATCACCAACTCGGATTTCACCATGAGCTTTGAAGGTGAAGTGCGCAAGAAAGGTAAGCTGGACCAGTATGGCGTTGGCCGCTTCATCAAGTATTTCGCTGCCGAATTGAAGGCGCGGCGTCAGCCTGGCATCTGGGTTCGCATGGAATACGGCGAGGTGACATTCCAGGGCTACATGGTCATCACAGCGCTGAGCTCTGACGGTGGCACGAATGACATCGTAACATTCACCACTGAGTTCAAAGTGGGCGATGCTACGACCATTCAGGTTATCGATACAGATGAAACTGTCGCAGCAACAGGCGTAACCGTGACCCCGGCTACAGCAAGTCTGATTGTTGGTGCAACACGTCAGCTCACCGGCACCGTACAGCCTACAGATGCAACCGACCGAACCGGCACCTGGACGACATCGGATGCGAGCAAGGCGACCGTTAGCAGCACTGGCTTGGTTACTGCGGTAGCTGCTGGCTCTGCAACCATCACCTTCAAGTCCAATGACGGTAACTTCACCGGCACTACGGCTGTAACGGTTACTGCTTCGTAACCATTCCAAAGGGCTGGCTTCAGCCCTTGATAATGATTATGGAGGTTCAATGACACCCTGGAAGGAAATAGGCGAGTGCCTGATTAGCTATGGCGCAGAGGAATATTTCTTTCGCCCATCTTTCACAGCGATGTCGCGCATCGGAACGCCGGAAGAAATCGTAGAGGTGTTTTGCGCGCTGCATAACGACGAAGCCACGCCGAGGCTGAAGGCGTTGGCTGATAACTATCAGGCCATCCCTGAACACCAACGGCGGCTCTATGCCGCATACAGCGGCAGCGATATTGTGCCAGCCTTTGCGCTCAAGTGGCTGCTGTCTTCAGCATGCTCAAAAGCTGCGATATCAGCCGCTATGATTGCGCTGACAGCCTGTTGCGATCGGGATGCTACGCCGTTGACTGGTGAGCTGGTGCCGGGGAAAACAGGACGCCGAACATTCGTGTATCGTCCCGGAGCTATCCCCATCAGGGACATGGTGTTGATTGCTCAGTCCCTCATTCAGCATGGAATCATCGGTAAAGCTAAAGTCAGGAAGTTGCAGCGCCATGAGGGCAGTAACACATCATCTGAATTCAATGCATTCGAGTACATCAGTGCAGCCCGCACCCATCTAGGCATGAGCCGCGAAGAGGCGGAGCAGCTAACGATGACAGAGTTTCAGATGCTTCTGGCAGTGAAGTATCCTGAGCAGAAAGGCTTTACTAAGGAAGAATACGATTCGGTTACTGATGAATATCTGGCGAGGAAGGCAAGTCGTCTGGCTAAAGCAATTTGAATTATTTGCTGAAAATGGAAGAGCGTGATTTGATGCTCAACTCAATCTCAGCAAAATTCATTAGTCGTATCGCTTGGCGAAATATATAGTTGAAAAATTCCAAAAAACACCAGATATAGCCAATAAACATTAATTTTTTTGCACAAATTAATAAATTCCCTTATTTTGAAGTCTGTTTATCATTGAAGGGAATGTCATGAATCAGATAGAATTGCCATTTATTGATCGCACAGAAAATAATGTAATAATCTCTCAAAATGCCTTAGATGGTTACATTAACGCAACAGCAATGTGTGATGCGGCTGGTAAAAAATTAAGTCACTACCTTGAAAATGCCTCAACAAAGGCTTTCGTCGGCGAACTATCAAACGACACCGGAATTCCGGTATCGCAATTAATTCAAATAGTTAAAGGCGGATATCCTCAGCAGCAGGGCACATGGGTTCATCCCCAAGTTGCGATACATTTAGGACAATGGGCATCGGCAAAATTTGCTGTTTTAGTGTCTAAATGGGTATTCGATTGGATGTCTGGTGCCAAGCCACAACAATCCAGCATGCCTTACCATTTGAAGCGTTACATGATAAATAGAGAAAAAATTCCACCAACACACTTCTCTATGCTTGACCAGATGACGTTGAAATTGCTTGCACCGCTTGAGTCTCGCGGATATGTTTTACCGCAAAAAATGATGCCTGACATATCTTTGGGCCGGTTTTTTAGTGGGATTCTTCGAGATAAAGGCTACGATCCTGACTCATTCCCTACCTACATCCATGAATTTAATGACGGCAGAAGGCCTCCTGTTGAAGCCAGGCTTTACCCAAATGAAATGATGACAATGTTTAATTATGAAATAAACAATTGGATTAAAGACAAGTCATTATCTTATTTTACGGGTAGAGACAATACAGCGATACCACACTTACACCAAATAATCGTGGCTCTCCCAGCTCCAGAATAATTTAGTGACGTAAGCACTGTATTGGATGCCCAATCCGGCGAGTTCCATTGATATCGTCCATCCTGATAAATGATCAGTGCTTATGGTTTTGCCAGTGCTGTATATTCACAATGGATACGAGGTTAGGAAGGATTATTGCGTTAACGTTTCATTTTGAACAAGGAAAGTAATGATGCAATGCCCAGAATGTAAAAGTGATGTGACGCTCAGTGGTTCGGTAACTTGTTGGTGCGACAAAAATTATTGTGCCGGACAGAGATGTGGTGCTGATAAGTTGTTTCGGAAATACAAGTGCAAAAACCCTGACTGTGGTAGAGAGGGGACGCCTGATTTAACCAATGCATATTATGAACGCCACTCGCGTTGATGTTAATGCCCACTCAGGTGGGCTTTTTCTTTGCACCACCTTGCATACACTCCATGCTAGGATTATCGCCATACTTACTTATGGGGATAGGGAAATGAAAAATATTGTACTTTCTGCATTACTAGCTCTTCTGCCTGCTGCTTCAACTTTTGCTAATGATATGGTGAATAACTTAAAGGCTGCACCAGAAGCTTTATGCGAAGGTAATTCGCAGCATAAAGTATGTATTGATGCTGCAAAAAGATTGATTTCAGCGACTTACCAAGTTACCAAAGCGGGAACTTTATGTGTGCAAAATAAAGACAAGCTGCATTTACTTGGTGAGGATGTCCAGAAGCAGTGTTCTGGCTTCATTGAAGCGATGGATTACATGGATACTTTAAAAAAATAAGAATGACAAAGTGATTTGCTCATTCAATCGACACCTATTGCACCATCTTGCGCCCGCTACGTGCTAGGATTTATCCCATCATTTACTTTGGGGATAGGGATATGAAGAAGCTTATTTTGGGTGCATTGGCAATCGTTTCAGTTACTGTAGCAGCTAGCAAGCCGCCTTACAATCTGCATGTGCCGTCAGATCCCAATGCGACCTTTACCGTACTGGAAATAGGAAGCAAAGGAAATCTCGCCACTATCATCACGAAGCGAGATGGGAAATCAGGTACGACTTATTCCCAGCGCGCCTACGATTGCAGCGCTAATAAAGTGATGTATTTAGGTTCTGGGGAAACCTTAGATGAGATGCGATCATCTAAGCCAGACGATCACTTTTCACCAATAGTTGATGGCTCAATTGCAGATTATGTCGGTAATGAGGCCTGCAATTAGAATCAACCCATTAATACAATAACCCGCTCCGGCGGGTTTTTTATTGCCCGGAGATCGTAATGTCAGAGAAGGTTGGAGAAATTTACTACGACGTTGGCGCTGACATTGCTCCATTGCTGCAAGGGGCAGCACAAGCAAAGGAAGCGCTTGACTCAATGGGGAAAGGAGCGGGCAAGGCTTCTAACAGCATGGATGGTCTTGAGCGTTCAGTGCAAAAAACAGGAAAGGCAGTCGCGAGATCGGCCAATGACGCCAGTCAGGCTTCTAAGGTTATGGAATCACTTGGAAACCAAGTCGCGATACTTGAAGAAAGGCAGCAAAACGGCGCAAGGGCTGCGGTCATGTTGGCAGCCGAAATTCAGGCGGGCTCACAGGCAACTGCGGCGCAAAGAAAAGAAGTTGCGGCCTTAGCTGGTCAACTCTATGACCTGAAGACAGCTCAAGATACTGCCTCATCATCCACTGAGAAAGCCGCCGCTTCATCCGGACGGATGGAAATGATGATGAACAGGGTTGGTTTGGCTATAGCCGGTGCTTTTACGTTACAGGCTGCCGGCCGCATCATATCGATAGCGGATCAAATGTCTATTCTTCAGGCTAGAGTTGAAAGGCTTTCTCCTTCAATTGAAGTCGCAAAGAACACCATGGCAAGTTTAAGCGCTATTGCAGCTCAAACTGGTAGTAGCCTCGATGATACTGAAAGGCTTTGGGAAAAATTAACCCAGTCACTTAAATCTGCTGGTGTATCGAATAATCAAATTCTCGCCCTGACTGAAACACTTCAAAAAATAGGAACGGTCGGAGGGTCTTCAAGTGAAGAGATGAGCCTCGCATTACGTCAGTTTGGACAATCCCTTGATGGCGGAATTATTCGGGCGGAAGAATTTAATTCAATAATTGAGCAAATGCCCGAATTGGCTCGGCAGATGGCAGCTGGACTCGGAATTTCTGTAGGAGATTTACGCAAGAGGATGCTTGAAGGCAAGCTGACTGCTGAAGACGCACTGAATGCAATCAGATCTCAGGCTTCAAAAGTAAGTGAAGAGTTCGACAAAATGCCATCCAGCGTTGAGCGAGCTAAAAACTCTCTGGATGTTGCATTCAAGAATGTCATCTCAGATTTGAATGAGTCCATTGGTCTAACCAAGTCTTTGGCTGGGGCTATGACCCAGCTGTCAAACAACCTAAATTACTTCAATAAGAACGCCGGGGACGCAGGAAGGCTGCCAAAGTTGCTTGAGCTACAAAAGCAATACACAAGCGAGGTTCAGGAAGGGCAGAAATGGTGGGAGACTCAGTCTGTTTACCAGCAGCGCGTTGGGCAGGCGGCTTTTAACCTGAAAAATACAGAGTCTGAAATCAGAAGTATTCGAGCAGCCTCTACTAAGGAGCTTGAAAGCCAGTCCAAAATTGTTATTCCCAAGTCGACGACTGACAGCAAAGAAGCTAAAGATCTGGAGAAGAAGTCTCAGCGACGCTTGGAGCTTTCAAAGCTCGAAGGTCAGGCTAAGGCAAGACTACAGGCTCAGTATGATGCAGAAGATGCCGGAATAACTGATAGCAAGCGTGTGAAAGCTCTGCAGGAAGAGTACGCGGCCACTGAAAAAAACACATCTGCAACCAAAGCTGGAAATGCAGAATCGAAGAGGTTTGCATCTCAGGCAGAATCTGTAACGCAAAAACTGGAAGCTCTCAGAGCCAAGTCAGAGCAGGTTGGCGAAACGACTAAGGAACTGTCACGAGCGCAGTCTATTCTGGCCGCCGAGCAGTCATTAGGTAAGGGGGCTACAGATGCTCAGATAGAGCAGGCTGGAAAGTATGCGGCGAAAATCTGGGACCAGAACAACGCCCTCAAACAGCAGGCTCAAATTAAGCAGGGCATGAAGTTTGCTCAGCAGGAGATTGCCGCCTCTCAGGTTATGCCGGATGCAGTTTCAGGCGCAGTCGAAAACCCTACCGCTCAGATTGACCTGCAGGAGCAGCAAAAGCTTGAGGCTTTAGCCAAGTATCAGGCACTGGATGTGCAGAACGCGCAACTCTATGAAGATGCGAAAACAGCTATTCAGCGTCAGGCTGCTAATGCTCGTCAGCAGATAGCCGAAAACGAAGCCAATATGCAGTCGCAGGCCATCTCATCCATCATCGGCTCTGTTTCGCAGGGCTTTGACGGACTGGCTAACTTAGCCGCCGGAGCGGCCGGTAAGAGCAGCGGCGCATATCAGGCTATGTTCGCTCTGAGTAAAGGTTTTGCTGTTGCTCAGGCTGCGCTTAACCTGCAGCTGGCTATCTCACAGGCAATGGCTGATCCAACCGCTTTAACTCCCGCTCAAAAGTTCGCTAACTATGCTGCGATTGCCAGTGCAGGCGCATCACTCCTGACCAGCATTGGAAGCATCTCTATGGGCGGGGCTCGCGAACACGGCGGCCCTGTAAACGCCAGCAGCATGTACCGGGTAGGTGAGGGCGGAAAGCCTGAAATCTTCAAAGCCAGCAATGGTAGCCAGTATATGATCCCCGGCGACAATGGTTCGGTAATCAGCAATCGGGATATCGGCAATGGAAGCGGTTCCGGCGGTGGGATGATTCAGCAGATAAACAATTTCACCTTTCAGAACGCGAGTGGAGATCAGCAACAGATGGTCACAACGTTTGCAAAAATTGCCTATGAGCAGTCGTTGCGTGCGATAAGAGACCAGAAGAGACCGGGGGGCATGCTAACAAAATAGAAGGCGACTAACGCCGCCATTGCCACTATTCGTGAGCTTTATATGTTTGCTCAACGATGTTTTGCATGTACTCACTCATTGAGTGGTAGTAACCCATCATTTCTTCAGTAGCACCCTCGGCAGGAACCTCCGTGGGCTTTGAAGAAACCATGCGTCGCAGCGCTGCTTTCTGCTCATCGCTAAGAACATGAATGACGTATGTAAGCAGAGTACTCAACGCCATGACCTGCAATTCATTGGGAAGTTCTTTTTCCATGGTCTACATCCTTTTCGATGCTTGAGGTATTCAAGCGAACTAAGTTTAACCAATCTCATACCGGTGAAACAATGCCAGAAACTTTCACATGGAGCCCTCAAAAGGGCTTTACGGGCGATCGCACGCCTGATGTAGCCGTAGTTAAGCTGGGCGATGGTTATGAGCAACGTCAGGTTAAGGGTATCAACCCGTTAATGGGGAAATACTCGCTGACGTTCGTTGGCTTCGACGATGCCAAATGCTCCCGACCTAACACAGCCAAAGCGGCAGATGCCTTTCTGAAAGCGAGAATGGCTGTTGAGGCTTTCTACTGGACACCATCTGATACTGGCGTGCAGAGGCTGTATGTGTGCCGGTCCTGGTCACTGAAGAAAACCGGTAATCAGCATGAACTTACCGCCTCGTTTGAGCAGGTGCCGCGATGAGAGACATACCAGCAGAACTTATCATCGAGAGCACTGATTCTGGTGTTGGCGCAATGCTCGACCTGTTCGAAGTGGACCTGCAGTCATTCGGTGGCGATGTTATCCGCTTCCATGCAGGTACGAACGGCTATTACGGCGACGTCATCTGGCAGGGCCTAAAGTACTCAGCCTATCCGATTGCGGTTGAAGGATTCGAAACAAAGTCAGAGGGCACCTATTCGCGCCCGACGATGAAGGTGGCGAACATCACCGGGCTCATCACCGGTATCAACCACGATTTCGATGATGCATTAGGTGCTGTAGTGACGCGCCGGCAGGTACTGGTAAAACACCTCGACGCGGTCAATTTCCCGAATGGTAATTCAGATGCAGACCCGACCATGGAAGCTGTATCTCGTTACGTTATCGAGGAGATGGTTGAAGAGACATTCGAGACAGTGACCTATAACCTGGCGACCCCGGTTGACTGTGATAACGCCATCATACCTGCGCGTACCATTCTGGCGGATGTTTGTCAGTGGGTATACCGCGGCGACGGCTGTGGCTATTCAGGCGGGCCGGTTGCTGATGAGAAAGATAACCCAACATCGGACATGTCGAGAGATAAGTGCTCAAAGCACCTCACTGGGTGCCGCATGCGATTCCCTAAACCTGAACCGCTTCCCTATGGTGGCTATCCCGGCTCTTCAAAGGTGTCCTGATGATTGAAGATGAATGCCTGGCATATGCGGCTTTATCCCGTGATGAAGTATGTGGACTGATTATTGATGGCGGTCGTCTCATACGCTGTGATAACCAGCACCCTAACCCGGGGCGGAATTTTCGCATAAGCGATACAGACTGGATGAGAGCGGAAGCGGCGGGAGAAATCACCGCCGTTTTTCATTCCCATCCTGAATCAAAGCTCGTTCTTTCGGCTGCTGACAGGGTGGCGCAGATATCTACCGGCATTGAGTGGTGGCTGGCGAGTGCCGGCAGGCTTCGAAAGTTCCGACCGGTACCGCATTTGTTGGGCCGCCGGTTCGAACATGGCGTGATGGATTGCTACACCCTTTTCCGGGACGCCTACCACCTGTGCGGCATCGACCTGCCAGACTTTGAGCGCACTAACGGATGGTGGTTGAGGGGTGAAAACCTCTACCTGAAGAATATGGCTGCCAACGGATTTTACGAAGTTACTCCGGCCGAAATTCTGCCAGGTGATGTGATCATCCGGCGCGCCTTCCCTGAGTCGGACCCTTGCCACGCAATGCTCTGGCTTGGAGATAACACAGTGCTTCATCACGAACTGGCCGGGCGCCTCAGTCGCCGCGAGCCCTACCGGCAATCCTATGTAAACCTGACGCACTCTATATGGAGGCATGAACAATGCTCATCTTTAGATTTGCGGGGAATCTCCGACGACATTTCCGCCAAATCACTCTGAACGTCGATACACCCTCGCAAGGCCTGCGCCTCCTGCTTGCTCAATGCCCCGAATTCAAACGAGATTTCTATAAAACCCGCCTACGGCTTCGCATCGATGGCGGTGACGTGTCACAGGATAACCTCGAATTCCATATGAACAGGCACCTGAAAGATGGCGCAACAGTCCTCTTCGTGCCGATTGTTGAAGGGGCAATCAGCGCCGTAGCTGCAGTCTGGATCATGGTTGCCGTTACGGTCGCCTCGGTTGCTTACTCGCTCTATATGACCTCACACATGAAGACGCAGAGCTCGGCAGACCAGGATACAAACTCCATTACCAACAACTCTTTCACCAGCGCAGAGAACCGAATCGGGCAGGGCAGGCCGGTTCCGTTACTGATTGGCGAAATGGTGGTTGGCAGCAACGTTATCTCTCTCGGTATTGATACCAGCAACAATCAGGACTGGGATATTTCCATCAGTTAAGGTGAAAGCATGAGCTCAGGCGGCGGTGGCGGAAGCACTCCCAAACTTATCGATGACAACCTCAAATCAAAGCAGTATCTCAAAGTCCTCGATCTCATTTCAGAAGGCCCGATTTACGGACCGGTAGACCAGAACCACCTTTCCTCATTCATGCTGAATAAAACGCCGGTCACTGATACAGGCGGTAACGTTACGATTAACGGAGTCAGTGTTGCGTGGCGACCCGGCTCTGCAAATCAGTCTCCGATCACCGGCTTTGACGCGATTGAAGCGACCACGCTCGTCAACACAGATGTAACGCAGAGCACGCCTCTGGTGCGAACGGTAACCGACACTGATGTGACCCGGGTAAGAATGAACATCGGCGTAACTGGTCTGGTTGAGCAGGATACCAAGGGCAACCAGCACGAAACTGCGGTAACCATGGTCATCGAGACGCGCAATGGAACAGCCGGCTCATGGAATATTCAGAAGACCGTCACAATAAGCGGGAAAATATCAGGCGAGTACCTTGAGGCACATATCATTGATGCTCCCCTGCAGAAGCCGTTTGATATCCGCCTACGCCGCGTTACTCCGGACAGCTCAAGCGACCTGATGACTAATGGCACCATCTGGAACAGCTTTACTGAAATCACTGATGACCGCCTTTCATATCCTTATGCGGCCGTGGCAGGCGCAGTGATTGACCGGGACCAGTACACCGACACGCCTACTCGAACCTATCATTTGCGAGGCCTCATTGTCGATGTGCCAGATAACTATGACCCGATAGCCAGAACATACACTGGCATCTGGACTGGCGGGTTTAAATCAGCATGGACCAATAACCCAGCCTGGCTTTTTCGCGCCTTAGTGAAAAATACGCGCTATGGATTGGCGCGCCGGGCAGGCTACATTGATGTTGATGATGGCAGCCTTTATATCCTGTCTCAGTTCTGCGATCAGCTTGTCGATGATGGCTATGGAGGCAAAGAACCACGCTTCACCCTGAACGCTTATATTACTGAGCAATCCAGCGCTCGAGATATTCTCGACAAGATTGCAGGCATGTTTCGCGGCATTGCTCTGTGGGACGGCATGCGCTTCTCAATCATGCTGGATAACCCGCAGGACCCGGTTGCAGCTGTAACAAACGCCAGCATTGTGGATGGGCTTTTTACTTACAGCTCTATGAAGCGTTCAGAGCGCTTTAACGCCGTGGTGGTGTCATGGACTGACCCAAACAACGGGTGGGAGCAGGTCAAAGAATACGTCTCTGATGACCAGATGATTGACCGGTACGGCTACAACGAAACGACGCTGGAAGCCTTCGGATGCACCTCCCGTGGACAAGCTTTCCGCGCAGGTAAGTGGCTGCTTGAAACCTGTAAGCGGGAAACCAAGAAAACCACCTTCAAGATGGCGCGAGATGCTATTGCTTTCATGCCAGGCGATGTCATTGAGGTCATGGATAATGATCACGCTGCCACAAGACTGGGTGGGCGCATCATTTCTCACAGCGGCGCCGTGATAACATTGGATGCCGATGTTTCAACTCTGGCCGGTGGCGGCGACACGATGTCGCTTATGGGCTCGAATGGTAAGTTCACCCGCTATCAGATCGCCTCAGTTTCAGGTCGAATCATCACACTGCGCACTGCGCCGAACTGGGTTAAAGACGGAACGATATTCGTCATTTCGACGGGTGACGTTGCCACCCGCCTGTTTCGCGTGATGGGAATATCTGAAGACGAAAACAACTCTGTCTACAGTATTTCAGCAACGCTATACGACCCGAACAAGCAAGCTATCGTGGATGATGGCGCGGTATTCGAAACGCCTAACGATACCCTCAATGGATATCGTGTCCCGAACATCGAAAACCTGCGGATCATCAACGTCAACAGCGAGACTATTCAGGTCACTGCAACCTGGCAGACGGCGACGCTGACCAAGAAGATCGTGTTCGAACTCTACGTTTATAACGCAGACGGGAAGGTTGTTGCTCAGTACGAAACAGACCAGTTCCGTTATGACTTCTACGGTCTGGATGCCGGAATTTACTCGCTGGGTGTGCGTGGTAGAAATGATAATGGCATGAAGGGCGCTGAGACTCAGGTCAGCCTGGTGATTGGCGCCCCATCTGCCCCTTCTTTCATTCAGTGGAATCCGGGCATCTTCTCAGCTGACATCGTGCCGGTAATGAGTGTCAGCGCAACAACTGATACGACATTTGAGTTCTGGTACATAGGAGAGGTTCCAGCCTCTTCAATCGGGGCTGTGGAAACGGAAGCGCAGTTTCTGGGCAGAGCTTCACAGTGGACGCTGCATGGCCTTAAGGCTGACCATACTTACTACATGTACGTCAGGACCAAAAACGCATTTGGCGTCTCGCCTTTCGTGCAGGTCTCGGGTCAGGCGTCATCAGATATCCCCGGGATGCTTGAGTATATCGATGAAGCAATAAGGAATTCAGATGCATTTGAAAATCTATCTGGCCAGATTGATAACAACATCGAAGGGATGCTGCAGAACGCGTTAAACAGCGATGCGTCTGTTGATCACCAGTTCCGGCAGTTTGGCGAGGTCAGGGCGGACATCATCACTATCCGCACAACTGTAGCTGACGTCTCACAGGCGATGGCTCAACTTGAGACACAGGTTCAGGCACAATACGGTGAGTTAAGTGCTGCGGTAAATGAAAAGCTGACAGCAACTGTTACTGATAACGGGGTGGCTAAAGCATCGTACACCTTGCGCGTAGGCATTAATCGCGGCGGTCAGTATTACGGCGCTGGCATGGCTATTGGCATTGAGCCTTCAGGCGGCGCATATAAGTCCACCTTGGCATTCAATGCTGATCAGTTTGGTATCTATACCGGCAGCGATCCGGGGAATTACCAGATGGCGTTTGCTGCGGTCAACGGTCAGATATTTATCAACGACGCTTTTATCAACTATGCATCGATTACGCTTGCCAAGGTTGGCTCATGGTATTCGTCAAATTACGTCGCCGGTCAGACAGGGACGATCATGCGCTCCGATGGTTCATTTGAGCTTAACGGGCCCGTCTCAGGTCAGGGTAAGTTTGTGCTGGATAACAGAGGGGCCGCCTGGTACAACGCAAGCGGTCAGTTGGTGTGCTCGATGGGGATTCAGAGGTAATGGCAGGATTTCAGGCTTTTATTAACGGAACCTCTTTTGATGCTGTAAACGCCATGTCATACAATTTTATTGCTGACGTGGCGTCAGTATCAGGGTCTGGCAGCAAAAGTTATAGCTTGCCGGGGTTCACGATAAGCGCATCAATAATCGGTGGAAGAACTTCAGCGGGAACAAGCAATATAGTCTACACAGTATCTGTTTCCGGCCAGACTGTTTCTTGGTCAGGCGTAGATATTGTGTCTAAGTTAATTGTTACCGCTACCCCTACAACCACTTTAAGCTATGCAGGATTTGTATATAACGACTACTCAGTCAATCCACCGATATTCAAAATTGCACCAACATTCACACCCTTTAACCTCGTGCAGGTTATCGACCTTACTCCTGCGTTTGGTCAGATAGTGCAAACAAACGTTCCGGCAAGCATTCCCTTTATAGCCTTTCACAGGAGCCTGGCGGCATCAGGTTTCAATCATGTGTGGTGGACGGAGATAAACCAGAATGGATATTGGGCGCTGCAGTTCAGGCCTAACTTTGGCTACCAGATGACAGCCACCCGAATATATATCTTTGCCAAAATGATGGTGAACGTGCCATCTGGCGGCTTCTTCATGTACAACAATGGGCAAATGGTATGGCACAGCAATTGCCTGCCGCTTCAGATGCAGACTGGTTCAATCACTAACGCGGGGCAGCCGGTGGCATCTACCAGCGGTGTTTCTGTGGTGGTCAGCCAGCCTTTTGATCCAGCATTCCCGAACACAGGTATTACGCTCTATAACTGCTACAGCGGAGGAGTAAATAGCTCTGGTCAATATGAGGCTAGCGGTGGCGATCTGTATTCCTCCTCTAACTATCAGGTTCCACAGGGAAGGCCGCCGAGTTACTCATGCGGACCTCCCGGATTCATATTCTGCAACGCCTACGACTCTTACTACAGGCAGGCGCTAGGGGTTTAACCGATCGCATGCTGCTGTGTCGGTAAACTGTGATTTGTCTGTCCATGTATGAAAAGGTTTGCCAGCAAGGTACTTGCCGTCTTCAATTTTAAACACTGCAATGTCGTACTTTTGTTTATAAATAACGGCTTCGTTATAGCAAATTGGTGGAGAGCTTGATACACAAGCTGACAGAGACATTGCAACACAAATGATAGTCATTACCTTTTTCATTTAAATATCCTTTTCTGATTATGTGCTGATTTTAGATCATGTACGGTTTTTGTGATTAAGTGAATTAACAAGATGCTTGGCTTTATTTTGCTTAATTGAGATAACTGGAAACCATTCCAAATAACACCCGGCCTCTCGCCGGGTTTTTTATTGTCCGGAGAAAGCTATGCCAGCAGGCACTATTGCACTAACTAATAATTCAACCGCGGTAACCGGCACTGGAACATCATTTACAGCAGAGCTTAAAGCTAACGATTTTGTAGTGGCTGTCGTGGGTGGGGTTGCTTATACGCTGGGTATTAAGTCAGTCGACTCCAACACGGCTTTAACGCTTGCTCAGTCATATACCGGACCAGCTGCTTCCGGGTTAGCATGGACACCCGTACCCTTTGGCACAATGACGGCTATCACCGCTCAGCTGGCTGCGCAAGTGACTTATGCTGTGCGTGGTTTCAATCTGGACAAGGCTAACTGGCAGCAGGTATACAGTGCATCCGGAAATATTACTGTCACTCTTCCGGATGGCAGCCAATATAGCGGACCATCATGGAATGCCGTCGCTAACTCCGTCACAGGCAAGATGGATAAAGCGAAAAACCTGGATGACCTGACAGATAAATCTGCCGCTCGCACAAACCTTGGTTTAGGCGACGCAGCAACAAAGAGTGTTGGAACGGCAGCAAACACCGTAGCTGCAGGCAATGACTCCCGACTTGGAACGCTAGAAGGAAAATCTGGCGGCGCTATAAATGGTGGAATTTCACTATTCAAAGGCAACATGGAATCTGTTGGCGCTGATGCAGCAGGAGGTGCTTATTATGGCACTGGTATATTCCAGATTTTGTATGCTAGAGGAGCTTATAGTGATCCCCGGGGGGCATTTTCTTTATTTAGAACGGTAGAAGAGGTCGGAACTAAGGCTTATGCGCAAATATATTTCGATGGATTTGGAACTACTGTGCAATGGCAGTTTTTAAACAGTGGTTCTGCATTGGCTGCATCTGGCAGCTGGGTTAATGGATCTGATATTCGGCTGAAAGAAAAACTGGAAAAAATCCCCGATGCGCTTAGTAAAGTTTCCCAACTCACAGGATATACCTACACGCGTGACGGAACCCGGTCTACAGGCTTAATTGCCAATGATCTTGAAAAAGTTCTGCCTGAGGCTGTTGTCAATGGTGGCTCGTACACCTTTCAGAATGATACAGGAGATTTTAAAAAAGGAGATTCGATTAAAAATACGAAAGCAGTTGCTTATGGAGAAATTGCGGGGCTTTTTGTTGAAGCCATAAAAGAGCTCAAAGAAAGGCTCGAATCGAAAGACGCAACCATCACCGAACTGCAAAAGCGGATGAAGGCAATCGACGGTCTGGATGCATAAAAAAGCCTCGGCGACGGGGCAACTACAGACCGCGCCAGTCTCAGCAGGCTGCGTGGTGGGTGATTTGACATTAGTCACTCACCACGTCCAGCGCCAACTAAAAGCCCTGCACCATCAACCCCTTTACAAATCTGTCCACCGCTCCGCCTTGATCAAATCTACCGATCAATATTACTGTTTGTCCATACAGTATTTATCAGAGAAGGGTTTATCATGGCGAGAGAGAGTGACATACACGCGGCATTCACTGGAGCGATAACGAAGGACGGCAGGGGGCGGCAGATTGTCACCACTGCGGCGTTCCAGAAGCGGCTGGATGACGTTAATCACGTGTGGACGCTGGCAGAGTGCAACCGGTGGATTCGCCGTTACCAGAATTTCTTCTTCGAGCTGGTTACCGAGGAAAGCGAGAATAAGACCTGGTCGTTACGCAACATGGGATATGTGAGGTAATTATGGGGTTTCCATCACCAGCTTCCGATTACATAGAGCGACGCATCGACCTGAACGATGTACTAATGCCTCACCGCAACAACATGATCCTGATTGAGACGCCGGATGGGTTCGTGCTGGCAGATAAATCACTGAATCCTGCTCCGGGTGACAAGATAGCATTTCAGATGGGCGAGTTCCCGCAACTGGGCAGATTGTTCACTACAGGGATTATCACCTCAGACGGCGAAACGATCGACGGAGAGGGCATGGAAGGCATCATTGTGCTGGGTAAAGTGACGGCGGAGGTGGTGTCGGTCTACGTACCGCTAAGTCCGACGATTTGAACCGAAGTCACATCAGGCATAATATGATGTTAACAACGACGTGAAAGCCATAGTGAAATTTTATTTAGTACATTGATTAGTACATAAAAAATCATGGTGCTAAAATTTTAAATCGTAAGTTATTGATGGTAAAAGAATATAGATATCAAGCAACTCATTTACTTGTGTAACCTGGAGCGTGAACGCCATTTCGGGCGGGCCGCGGAAGCCAGTTTTGTTACACAGCCAACCCTCTCTATGCGCCTGAAAAATCTTGAGCGCGAGCTGGGCCTGCCGCTGATTAACCGCAGCAATAACTTTGCCGGATTTACCCCAGAGGGCGACCGTGTGCTGGCGTGGGCGCGGGAAATCGTTTCGGTCTATCAGGGGCTGAAGCTGGAAGTGGAATCGCTGAAGCATGGGGTAAACGGTACGCTGCGGGTTGGCGTGGTGCCGCAGTGCAGCATGGCACTGCCGCTGCTGCTGAAAGCGGTGCAGGCGCGTTATCCTCAGCTCGACTATCGCATTGCGGTACTCAGTGCTGACCAGTTGCTGGAAGCGCTCAACAGCCACACCGTGGATGTCGGGATCGGTTTTTTCGAGATGGCAACCCTGCGTGAACTCCATTTTCAGACCGAGATGCTGGCAGATCGGGGCGTTGAAGCCATATTCCATCCCGACCATTTCCCTGAGCTGGTGGGGGAAACCGCGCTGACGCTTGATGAAGTGGCACAACAGCCGCTCTGCCTGGCGGAGCCGACGCGTTATTTCCGGCGTTATCTTGATATGGCTTTTCGCGAGGCGGCGCTGGTACCCCGGGTGATCGTGGAGAGCGCCTCTGTCATGCAGCTGATGCAGTGCGCGCAGGTTGGCCTCGGGCTGCTGGTGTCGCCGGTCGGTCATCTGCTGTCCGCTTCATTACAGGGGCTGCAGCAGCGCGCTATTACGCTGCCGCCGATGGCGCGCCAGGCGGCGCTGGTCATCGCTGAGCCTGGCCGTGCCACACCGCTGGCACAGCACTTTTTCGACGAAGCGCGCGGTCTGCTGCCGGTTTAACGCGGTTACTGCGATTCGCCCAGGGCGTAAAACAGGCGGCTGTTCCAGTTGCCTATGGCGACACTCTGTATCAGCGCGAACAGCGCATCAGCTTCCCAGCCCGCCTCCATTAGCGGCTGCAGATGGGCCGCGCTGAAACGCTCTGGCGAACGGGTCAGCTGCGCCGCCAGCGCAATAATCTGCTGCTCTTCCTCTTTTGCCGCCGCGTCATCCACGCCCTCAATTAAGATCTCATTTCCGGCCAGCAGCCGGAACGCCCAGCGACTGCCCAGAATACGGGCGGCCGTCGCTTCTGCCAGAGTATTGTCCTGAGTGAGATGCTGACGCAGTTGCGCCCAGCCATAGAGCACTGAGGGATCGTGTGCCAGCAGCCATACCGCGTCCTGCATTCCCGGCAGCGACTGACAGCGGGTAATGGCAGCGAGCTGCTCAGCACTGGCATACCGCAACTCCAGCGGTTTCAGCACCGGCTGCCAGCGGGCAGGCTGATCAAAACCTGCGGCCTCAGCATCCGGTGGTGCAGTGCTGCCGGGCAGCCAGCGTACCGGCTGGGCCTGCAGCGCCTGTAAACCGGCGACCACCCGCGCCTGATAACTGACAAAGCCGATCACCTGATTCAGCGTCACAATATCGGGCTCTGTCAGGCCGACTGCATCCAGGGCAGTGATTGCGCTGGCGCTGATCAGCTCAGGCTGCATCGCCAGCTGGCGTGCATATTGCGTAATCTGGGTGAGGCGATTATTACTTTCACGTGAGGAGTCGGGCCCGGGCAACGGATTGAGGCGGGCAGAGTAGTGATTACACAGCCGCTGTACACCCGCCACCTGCGCCACCGTCAGCGCCGTGCTGAGACGATCGTAAAGCGTTAAGGTGTGCGTGAGCGAGGTGACGACGCGGTCGGGGAACAGCAGCTGTGCCAGATCGCGCGCCGCCAGCAGGGCGGGCTGATTAGTGCGCAGCAGTGACTGCACCACGTTGTCATCGGTGTAACAACCCAGCAAAAAACGGTCATCGATATGGGCGGCCTCTGGCACCAGCGGTGCGGCCTGTGAGGTACGTGGACTGGTCTGGCTCTCGTAAAACCAGTGGTTATGGCCCGGATAGCGGCGTTGTTCCATGATCAATCCTTTTGCAAATTCGGGTTCGGTATGCAGGCGGCAGAATCTGAAAATGTGCATAAACCGAAGGGCAGGCTTATCGTCGCTGA